ATGCGAAGGGCTGGCTTCGACAACGTGATCCTGCGCAGTCTCTACGACACGTTCTCCCAGCAACTACCCTGGGAATGGTTCTTTGACCGCGACATGCGAGCCATCCTCGACCTTCATCCCGCAGCAAAAGCTGTGGGCGGCTTTGTGGACGTAAAGCACTACGCCCTGCATGAAGCAAGCCATGAGGCCAAGCAACTGGCAAAGTCACTCACCTTGCTCCAAAGCCTGATTGCCAAGGGGACCTGTGAAATGGCCGCACACCCGCACCCTAGCCCTCGCGCTTCTGATAGCCCGCCCCTGAAATAAAGCCACTGATCGCGCTGACCCTCTTTGGCTTCTTCTGCCTGATTGGCGTGCCCGTGGTGAACGCCAAGACGCCAGATGCCTGGCCGATGTGAGTGCGATCGACTCAATTGAGATAGCTGCTTGCGCTTTACAGACAAGCGCTACGAAGCGAAACCATGAAAAATCTCGTTGCAGGACTGATCCTGACCGCCGCCATCTGCATGGGCCGACCAGCACTCCCGCACAAGCAGATGAGCCAATCTTTCCCAGCATCCGGCCCGGGAAGCTGGATGAGGCAAGGCAGGCCCATGAGCGGCTTTGCCAGATGGCACAGAAGGCAGACGACAAGCCACCAAAGCCCTTCGGCAAAGCCTCATGGCTTCGCACTGCAGTACGCAGCAAGCCAGCCGTACATCCTTCAAAAGGGCGCCCAGCAATGCAAGGAGCTGACCATAGAAGCAGGCTGGCATTCAGATTCAGGAGATTAAAAAGATCACTGCATAAGCTTCAAAAATCGCACGGAAGCTACATGCCAGCGATGAATGCGAATCAATAACTGGGAACGATTTTCATTCATGGAAGAAAGTCTTGGCATTGACAATTTTTGACTGATTTACCACTCCAAACAAGAAGCAGGCTGACATGGATGAGGGAGGACGCACGCTGTAATAAATTGTGACGCCAATAGCGGAACACATTTACGGTGCAAGTAGATTGTCGCTCTGCGCTCAAGGAACAGGCGTTACCGCTCTTCGATCGAGGAGGCTCTGGTCATATGTTCGCGAATAACGACCTCTTGGTTCTGACGCCACCTTTGGCGATCTTTGTTCTGGCAGTCATATTGGTCGCTGCCTGGCTCGCCCAACGATCTCAGCGCTTTCTGCTCTGGCAATCTTGCGCCTATTCACTCACTGCACTGCCTCTCGCAGCTCAAACCTTGATGCCCCTGGAGGAGCTCACTCGCTACGCACCCCTGCTTGGCAGTTTCTACCTGCTGAGCGCTTGGTGCCTTGCGAAAAGTTGGGCAGAGAGATGGCGTGTATCGGCCCAGCCACTTGTAGCGCTACTGATTGCCGGTATCACGTTAGCTGCGCTGTATTACTTTAGCCGGATCAGCCCCAACGTCTGGGCACGAGTGAACTCCTTCAGTGTTGGTTCAGGCCTTGTTTTATTGCTACCTATCCTCCAGGTCTATTCAAGGAAGAGCTCATTTGACTGGCTCGACAAGTCACTGCTCTGGCTGAGCATGATTTTCACAGCCTACACTCTTACTCGACCCATGATTATTTCGCTGCTGGGATACCCGGATCCGCGGTCATTTCCAAGATCGCCGTATTGGCTCTTGACACTGGTGAGCATATTGAACTTCGCGATACTCTTTACCGTGGTCATGACCGTCATTGCCGCAAAGGAAACCGTTGGCAAACTACAGAAAGAACGTGACCTTGATACTTTGACCCAGATATTGAATCGCAGATCCTTCCATGAATATGCCCTGAAGATTTTAACCGACATGAGGCTCTATCCCATGGCGGTGCTGGCCTGTGATATAGACCACTTCAAACGAATCAACGATACCTGGGGTCATGAATATGGCGATAAGGTGCTGCAGCTTGTCTCCGCGACTCTGCAAAACCATGTACGAGAGCGCGACCTCGTCGCACGGTTCGGTGGTGAAGAGTTTGTGATTCTGTTGATCGACATCGCACTGCGAGATGCAGAAGAAATTGCTCAACGCATCCGACAAGACCTCCGGTCGAATAAAGACCTTCTTCTCTCTGGCACAAAATTGACCATGAGCTTTGGGATTTCATCGATCACCGATCCGTCCCAGCTGGACCATGCCTTGAGAGAAGCCGATCAGCTTCTTTATCAGGCAAAAAATGCTGGACGTGATCAAGTGCATGTATCGGGAGTGAGTTATCCAGATATCTCTATCGAGAGCACTCATCCCAGCCTCGACCCATAGTTGCAAGATGACCTGCCGCAGCGCTTTATGAAAACCCTGTAGCGGGAGCTTTCCCAGCCGCCACTGAGCGGACTTTTGGCGTTCTGGGGAGCAATGCTCAAGAACATGATCATCTAGTGCATTGCCATCGACTGGCAGGGCGATCTACAGGTGCAGGAGGATGTACCCCGCAACAGACTTTCTTTGCCGACTGCGGCTCCACACAGGAACGTTCGGAGGTCGTCCATCCTTGCAACCGCTTGGCGGTCAAAGCCAGGAAGCCAGCATCACTTCAATATTCGAGCGTATTTTTTCAAGCGTCTCCTTGAAGCGCTTGCCCTCCTCGGCCAGCTGCTCACAATCGGACTCTTGCTTGCTCTTTAGGGCCGCGAGATGCAGATCCAACTTAGCGCGCTGCCTCATGGCTTGATCCAAAAGCCTTTCAGCTTCCACTTGATCGGCTGCGTTCGCACTCATTTTCTGTGCACGCTTCATCAACACATCGATATGAACCAAGTCCGCTTCAGACTCGCGGATGTGTCTTTCAGCCATCTGTTCTATCGTTTCCATGGCGACCTCCTAGCTAGGGACCGTCGCGTGAAGAGTCCTGCCAAATTGGTTGATATTCCGATCCTCTCGGAACACCCCATCAAATCAGCCATCCCCTCGCAGTTGCCCCAATCTATAAGGTACCGCATCTGCTCAGCCCGCAACAAGTGAGCGCTACCAAACACCATGAGCCCAATGAACAAAACCGCTGGACTGGAATCTTCAGCACCAGCAATCTCCAACTTTTCAAGCTGAACAGCCAGCCACCAAGCAGGCTCGTTTTCTGGAGCTCATGCTTACACCTCAATTCGAGCGGGCACTGCCTGCCAAGCTGATGATTGGCCTGTTGATCGGTGCCTGTGATGCCTGCACAGGCATTGGGCCGCTCCATTGACACAGGGATCAACCATGACCCCGACGCAATCGGCGCACACGATGCCAACACCGCCCCCCCGAAGACCTGCCACTATCGCGCGGACATTCGGGAGATATGCCGCGCGAAGCTACAGGCGGGTAGCCGTAGACCTGCTGAACGTACCCGGCCCAAGGGCGAGCGCGAGGTAACCGCAGACATAGTGCTGCGCATGCTCATGCAGCGCGAGCGCTATAGCGTCCAAGACTTCCCGCCGAGCTACATCATCGATCACCCGGCTGCAGACTAGCCTTCCACAAAAACGGCCCGGGAGCGAGCGGCCGGAAACAGCATCAACCCTCTGGCTGATCGTGGCCGGGAACAGCAACGAAGCGAGCCCGCACAAACAACCAAATGAGCAGACTCCTAGCAGTCCTATCCAAGTCCCAGTCTTTAAGGCCGTGGATTTGGATTCGCAGGAGATGGCTCAGGCCTCGGGACTGCTGCTCCAGGATCTGGCTGTGGTCGCTGTATTCCCTCCATTGCCGGCGGCCGCGTTTCCAGTTCAGGCTTTGGTGCTTTGTCATCGCAGGCGCTCAGCGCGCCAGCGGTCACCAGCAACGCGATAGCAGATAGCGATTTCATGATTGGCCTCCTGTCATAGAACACATGAGCATGCTAGGCCGAGCAGTTACGCGAAATGGAGCCAATTTTGCAAAACTCACACCCTGAGACACTCATCAGCATTCGCTCTGATTTCACCTTATTTATGCCCGTCCGATGAGCGAGACACCAATCTAGAAAACTCCAGAGACACTTGAAAAGCAGGTATGAGAGCGAGAGCGTAAGAAGCCCGAAAAGATGTAACCCCGGCCCGCCGCCGCGAGCTTTTCTCAAGCGGCCATGAGCTCTCCTGCCGGGCGCCAAGCCAGGCTCAGGCAGCTTGGCAAGCAACGATTTCGGTTGGTAGAGAGGGCAAAGAAAAAGGGCTTAGATCGCTCTAAGCCCTTGATTTCTTTAGTTTTTTAGTGGTGGGTCCTGACGGTCTCGAACCGCCGACCTACTCCGTGTAAAGGTTTACACTTAATTTATAAATCAAAGACTTACAAAGCACACCAACCTACCACACCAACTCCGAATGCCTATTCATGCAGAAACCAACAACACGCCGCCACAAGTCGCCAAAGCGAGCGATTTCTGCATTTCGCGCTAACCGGCCACAAATACAACTTTGGGGCACATTCGGGCAGCATTTTTAGGGCCAGTTCTGAATGTGAGCAAACTGTGGAAAGACCGCTGCTTGACTAGCGTCCCACACAGTAATAGCGAGACCCCGGGCTGTTATGCCACGGTGAGCCCGAGAGCGTCGGCTGCAATTTCGGTGAACTCGGGTATTCGCATGCCGCCCACTGAATCCTGGTTGATTTGGTGATGAGCTCCCGGCCTCCTGGCTTGATTGGACCAGCGGCACCTTGACCATTTTGGTTCACAAAAGAGACCCAGACGGGGAAAGTGCAAAGGTTCTGAAAGCTATCGCTGTTGTTGCTAAGTTTCGTGCACTGCTGACCGTCTCTGTACCCTTTGCCATCCGCGGCACTTGGCTGCGAATTACTCGTGTAGGAATTCGGTGCTGAAGCCGTGCTTGACCTTGAATTGAAATTGTTGCTCGCCATGGCTGCAGCCCCAGAGCCCGCCTGTGAGGCTGAGCGAGATGCTGATGCAGAGGCCCCGGTTAACGACTGGCTACGCACAGAACTGCCAGAACCACGGGCGGCCTGTGCAATCTGACCAGTAGCTTGAACGAGTGCACTTAGCGTGCTTGTCTGAATACTGCTGCTTGAAGTAGCACGTTTAGTTGGGGAAGCAGATGCCGTGCTTTCCGCTTGCAATTTGGCAACAAGGTTGGTTTTCTTCCGACGCGTATCTTTAGCAAGACTCTCCACAAGACTGGCTCTCCGTGGCTCGCCCACCTGACGAAGAGTCTCAGCATAGGCATCGTAGTAATCCGCCTCAACAAATGAACGAGCACCCTGCGGCGGCTGGCAGTATTGAAGAGAGCTGCAGTCAATGCCCGTCGCTAACTTAGCCGCCTCCGCAGCTTTCGCCATCGCTCCTTGAAGCGTATCGATGCGCTGCCGAATATCGGGAGTTGCGTACGGCTCCAGAGAAGAACCCAAGGGCAACCGCGGATCCCAATAACCGCGATCCAGATACAACGTCATGACACGATTCCACAGAGCCTCATCTTGGTTGGAAGCAGCCAGGGATAGATATGCTGATGCGTAATACATCTGGAACAAGTGATCTGGGTTCTCATCTGCCACATGCAATGACAGCAAAGCTATATCCAGGGCATCTTTCGGACGCTTCTCACGAAGGTCAGACACGGCGCTTCCCAGGTTCGACATGGTCGTTATGATGTCAGCGTTGCATCCCAAAGCAGTTGTCTTGATTCCTGCAATGGCCTTATCCATTGTGCTGGAGTCAAATCGCCCCTCTCGCTTTTCTACACCAATCGCGGTCCCGTAGAAGCTAACGCTACTGCTGCAGCCCGAAGCTCTCTCAGCGTACTCCACAAAATCCGAGCCAGTAGCCGCACATCCGGAAAGTCCTGCAAGAGCCAAAGCAGACATTCCCAACCCAAGAGTTTTCAGCATACTTTCCCTCCAGTACATGCTCGGCTGACTTAACCTAAGACGCCGACATGATAGGCGGAGCAACCATTTTTTGAATCATTTGTTTACATGTAACACAAGTACTTGGCAAGCTTCAGGAGGCCAGCGGGGTGGCATCAACCACGCAAACCGAGGGCAATCTAAGCAGTTGCCCAGCCTCCCTTACTGTCCCGGCCAGCCACTGATCCACATCCTGCATCTCAAGCGGGATCACGCTGCGCTTGTCCTGCTGGTCCGCCGGCAACCTGTGGCCTGGCTTGTGCATGCGACTCATCAGGGATGTGAGTCTGCAATCAACAAGGGCGGCATGAGGCCGCCCTTGTTAGGTGAGTTGCTGTCAGCACGAATGAAGTGCTTTCGCCCTGTTCTCTTTTGACCTGCCTACTCACTTGTAGGCACGAAAAACAGGTACTCACCTGGCCCCATCTGCGGGGTAATCACATAGCCGTCGCACTGTCTGTCCTTGCATTTCACAGGGATAGCGCGGGGCCATATCGTTGCTGCAGTCGGATAACCAGGCAGGTACTGCGGCACATGCCAGACGCCATAGTCACCCACTGGCTCTGCTTGTTGCGAGCCTGCTGCCCCTTGCTCGCCACTTCCGAAGATCTGGCGTTGAATGCTCAACGGTTCATTGATGGCCCTGGAGTCGGGTGCAGCCAAAGACGAAGCGCAGCATAGTGCAATCGCTAAAAGAGCTAGAGTCTTGCCCATAGCGGCCTCCTAGATTAGGAATCACGCCCACTAATTGCCATACAGCCGTGCTGTACTTGGGTCATCCATCACAGAGGTGATAGCCGTGGGGCGAGTGACCTCAGGCGCAAAGCTTGACTGAGCCTCTGAGGGCGGCACGGAAGGGGTTACGCTACCTTGTGCCGAAGCATCCGGCCCGTAGTTGTTGCGGCGCTCATCTGCGGTCATGGATTGCGGGCATTTCGAACCCGTAATCTCCAGTGCCACGCGAGCGGCAGGATCCATGCAGTCCATAGCCAGCGAAGCTGCCTTCATGCCCTTGTTCCAGAGCTCGCGGCTCATTTTCAGGCGCTTGCAATGCTCGTCCGTCCAGGTCGTACCGAAGCTCACGCCAAAGCCAGGGCCGTTGGCACTGCCGCTGCTGCTGCCCATACAGGTGTCATTGCTGGTCGTGAGATTGGGGCCGCCCACGCTGGGAACGTTCTTCAGTGTATATGTACCGGTGTACTCGACGATGTTCTTGGACGTCCCGGACACCGTGCTGTTCAGGTTCTGAGTGGTCGTGCCGTTTGTTGTGATGTTCTGGTCGGAGGTTGACGTGGATCGACTTTCCATCATGGCCGTTGATCGGCTCTCTGCCGGAGATGCAACTGGATTGACAATGGTGACTGACTGGTTCTGCTGTGCCCCTACTGATGAGGAGTTGGAGGAGCTTTGCGCGCTGCTGTCGGCACTTTGCGCATAACTGCACAAAGGAACGCAAAGACTTAACAGAGCTATTGAGAATTTCATGCTTTGCTCCTACGTTGCCCGAGCCTGGCCAGGCAGCCAGGCCCGGGACAAACACAACTATCCTGAGACAGCTGCTTTAGTTGGCATTGGCAGTAGAGCCTGCACCGGCAGTACCGGAGGTGCCGCCGCCGTTGGAGAGGTAGCCAGCGTTACCCCAGGCGCCGGCATTCTGATGGACGGTACCCACAGAACCGGCATTAGAGGTGGTATTGGTCAACGAGCCCCAAGGTGAGGAAACGGCTCCCGATGTGGCGTTGTAGCCAGAGGTGGTGCCTGCATTGTTGTGGACGTAGGCCAGGCCGCCGCCAGGGCCGGCGCCAGTTGCAGCAACATTCGCGGTCTGAGAAGAGGCGCCGCCGAAGGCTGTGCCGTTGACGGGTCCTGCGTTATAGCCGGCAGCAGCAGCTGAGCCCGCATTGGCATTGGTAGCCGCTACGCCGCCCGCAACACCGTTGCCAGAAGTGGCGGAAAGGCTCTTCACATTACCGAAAGTAGTTGCGCTACCGCCGACAGCTGCCCCACCGATGCCAAAACCGCCTGCGCCGATAGCGCCGCCAGCAGCGTTTGCATTCGACGTTGCACCGGAGGTTGCACTATTCATGCTCAGCGCACTTCCGTTGCCCGAGCTGGCCGCACCCGACATCGTGGCAGACGATGCGCTCGACGTCGTGTTGGTGGCAGCAATGCTTGAGCTGCTCACAGCAGCAGATGCAACACCAGCCAACGCAATAACCGCCATGGCAATCACAGACTTTTTCATGATCGTTCCTTTAAATAGCGAGTTTTCAGACAAGTGAAAGAGAGAGTGTGTGTGAGCAAAAGACCATTTGCAGATCTGCAAAAGGCTCCTGTTAACCGTCAACCAGTTCCGGAGTGCTTAGTTACGTTCCAAAACAGGCGTTCGGTAAGGCCAGTTTCAGAAAATGACTAAGAAACAGTAATACCCTGTTTAAAAATATTTTCTTAACTAAATTAATTCAATCAAAAACTGATTAAGTTATTGTGTTTTATACATGGTGCGCTATTGAAGAAATAGCGCCCATGGGAAAATTCTTACAGTGTTAAAAAAAGTAATCTGTATTTCTGTTTACTTTCCATGTCCAATGTTTCAATAACGAAGGGTTTATATCTATTTTTCACGCATCTACTTCAATCGATACCACATATTAGAGTTTTAATTTGTAAAAATATAAACTACGTATTTCTTTATTTACTTTTAGTGGATTTTAAAAAAGGGAAATTTTATTTTTCGCGTGACTTCCAACCAATCTATCTACTTGCTGGGGTGTCACATGTATCTATCCGACGCATCTATGAGTTCGCGGTCTGACGTCGGCAGAGCTGAAGGCGCATCTATTGCTTTCGGTGGCATGTGGCCGTCTGACATGAAAGGTCAGCAGAGCCAACCTGTGCGGGTCTTTCTGGTCGATGAAGACAGACACATCAGGAACGTGATCGCGCAGGAGCTCATGCGTGACCCGCGCACTCTTCTGGTAGGGCAGGCTTCCAGCTACAAAGAAGCTCGTAAGAACGTCTTTTCACAAGAGTTCGATGTGCTCCTCATCGACCTGTCTATTGGCGAAGGCCAAGGTGCTGAGCTGCTGGAGTCGATCCAGCTAAAAAGGCCTGACGTGCTTTGTATCGCAATTTCTGCAAGTGAAAACGATGATGCCGCCATGGATGCTCTTAAGAGAGGCGCTGTTGGATACTTGGTGAAGAATTCGTGGTTTGGAAGCTATTTGCAGGCCGTGCTGGAAGTAGCCAATGGTGGAGCTGCGATATCTCCCCGGGTGGCGAAAAAAATCATTCCAAAAATATTCAATGCAGCTATGCAGGGAGAAAAAATCTTCACGCATAAAAAATTTGAGTCACTGACCGAAAGAGAAATAGATATATTGAAGTTGATAGCTCAAGGAAAAACTACTCAAGAGATTTCGTCCTACTTAGAAATCAGCCCATTGACTGTGGCAACACATGTAAAAAATATTTACGGAAAAATGCAGGTCAGAACCAGAGCACAAGCTGTCAGATATGCGATGCTGACAGGTATTATTTAAACTCTCTTTTTTATCTGAATTTCAAGTTCAAGATAAATGGAATTTTTCTTACCGATATTCTTTGATTAATTATCTTTGACAAGAGAATTTATTCGTAGGGTCACAGACTATTTTTACCTGACTGCTTTCAATTGTGCAGCCCCTGTTTGGTAATGTTCAAAAGCCTTCGCAACCTGGGTATGGGCAAGGCTTTAGGTGGTAGAGACCATAGTGTTTGGATACCACTCCGCAACCAGCATTGCTGCTTGTGCATGAGCCAATTGCCAGTGCTCCTTTGACGTGCTACCGGGGCGGTCTGGCAATTCAATGTGCCGATCCGCAGCCCGGATAGCAAACCAGAACCTGCGACTCCAACTATCGTTAAGCGGTGGCTTATGAAGTGCCGGTGAAGTAATCACTATCACCCTCTTACCGGCCGCCCTGGCGTAACCAATCTCAACCAGAGTGTCGTAGGCTTCCAGATCTTCAAGATAGGCCACAACTACATCAGCCCGAGAAATGCCTTGGAGCGCTCCACGGTATGCGGCGTTCTGTGCTCTGTCAGGCGAGCACGGAGTCACTCCATGCATGTACCCGTGGTCGCTGCCTCTGGTCTTCCATGGACCCGAGTACATGAACCTTGTGCGCGTTCCATAAAAGACCATTTCTTGCGGCGGCGCGATCAGTACGTCAGCTTCCGAGCTTTCCGTTTCTAAATCACCGAGGGCATTGGACTTGGAGACATCGAAGATTCGCCAGCAAGAAAAGTCCCCGCCTGGCTTTTTGTTGTCTACAGACTCTCCCATCCTGCCCGCCATGTAGACGAGGGGGAGTGCGAGATCGACTTGGTGAGCCGCTTTTCTAGCCTGTAGCCAGTTTTCGATATCAGCCTCGAACCAGCCAATGCTTCTATTGCTCATCGGCGTTGGGTGAGGAAACTTGTCCTGCCGCAAGAGCTTGTAGAGCATCGATTTTGATAGCGCTGTCCGAATCAACACCTCATCCATAGGGATGACATGTTTAGTGACACGTGACGCGCTCTCCCTAGACATATGGCCTCTTGAACTCGGGTGTTAGGTGCTCGCACCATAGTTAATCAATGCAATAGATATTGATTCTTAATAGTTGGTATCAATGTAGGAAACACTCTAACACGGGAGTAGCGCAAGAACGATTTGCATTTCCGGTATTGCTTATTGCCGCCGGAAGAGCTGCGGAAGTTCAACATCTTCAACTCCTTCGGCAAGCCCAATGAAATGTGGGGCGTCCCAATTGAAATCGACCCCAACACCACGGGCGTGATGATTGCGGTCGATGGGACGGAAATGCCTTTGGTCGAAGGCTACTGAGGAATCTGCTGATTCAGGAAGTCTTGCCCAGCACTCCGGCCCAAGCCTCGGCTGTCCTTGCGGCTGATTGCGACAGTCCATCCTGGGCGGCATTCAAACTCTGACAGCCACCACCAGGGCAATTGGTGCAGCCGGCATTCGGGCCACATGTGCAAACCTTTGTAGGCGCCTGACAGCCGCGGCCCTGAATTGAGTTGACCACATCCCGGATAAATGCCCCCAGTTCGGGCGCGCTCTTGGTGTTCACCAAATGAGGCGCCAGCGCATGCACAAGGGAATACTCCAGGTCGTTGCGGTGATCGCGCTGCACCCCGACCACATTCGGGCCCAGTGTGCCGCCTGTCTTGGGCTCCAGTTCCTTGAGCTTTTTCAGAATCTTGTCGCCAGCTTCCACCACGGGCAGCACCAGCAACGCAGAACAGAAAAAGCCGAACAGCAGAACGTCGATCATCCTGGCCGACTCGCTCAACAGGCGACTGCCAAAGACCACCAGGGCCACAGCGATCACAACAAAGAGGATTGCCGCAAAGTGTCTCTTAATGAATTGCATGGTTACTCCAGAATCCGGCAGCCGGCCGGTGCGGGCCGGAAGGCTTAGAAAGCAGAGATGCGCTCACCCAGGATCACAGACAGCTCGCGCATCACATCGAGCTGACGGCGCATACGGGCTTGCTCTTCGGGGTCCAGCTCGCGGAACAAGGCATTGCGCAGAATGAACTCGTCCAGCCTGGTGATTCGGATGTCCAGCTCTTGCTTTTCATCCAGCACGCGCTGCTGGTGGGGCGGCAAAGCGCCGGCGCTGGCAGTGCCGCCGTTCATGCAGTGCTCGAGCATTGCCTTGGCCTGGCCAAAGTGCAGCAGGTTCGTGCCCGTGGGGCTCATGCCAGCGTGTGGCGAGCGGGTGAAGGTAATGCCGCAGTCAGGCGCGAAGTCCGCCGGCAATGGCCAGGACAGGAAGCGGCCGACCATCTGCTCGGTGATCGCAATTTTGCTCATTGGTTTTCCTTGGTTTGGGGAATCACTGGCCAGGCTGCGCGGCAGGTTGCTGCATCAGCTGCGTGGCCATCAGCTCGGATTGCCAGCTCTGTGTATCGCTGGCTGCACTGTCCGAATACGCGATTGAGGGTTGAGGCGTACTCGATGCAGGCACTGGGGGAAGCGTCAGCAAGTCGCTGCTCGGCATCGGACAGCTTGTGCTGCATGCCGTCACGCTCACGGCGAGCGCGATCAGCAGCAGCCTGCAAGCCGGCCTGCTTCTGGATGGCGTCATTCAGGGCTCCTTGGTATTTGTCGTTGACCGTGCGTTCCACGGCCAGCAGACGCCGGCCGGCGGCCGTGCGCTCATCAGCGATCTGCTCGCGGTACTGGCTGGCCTGCAGCCGCTCGTCGGCCAGATCGGCTCCAAGGCGCGCGGCCTGGAAATACCAAGCCAGGGCAGCACCAGCAGCAGCGGACGCCAGGGATGTGTAGAGGGTCAGCCGGGCCATGCCAGCCCCCACTCGCAAAGCTCAGCATTCGCATCGCCGCGGATCTTCAGGCCGGGCAGCACCATGGACACGCCATTCACCGTGCCCTTGTTCCAGCGCACGTTTTCGCGGCAGGCCTTGGCCCAGTTGCCCGCGTTCGCGTCGCGCCTCATGGTGCTGGTCTGGAAATTGCCGTCACCCTTGTTGTGCAGGAAGTCGTAGAACGTGGCCTGCTGGAAGGGGTTGTAGCCGCCCCAGTAAGTCAGTGAGCGCTTTGCGATCACCTCATACTGCACATAGCGCTTTTTCTCCAGCCGGAAGCACTCGGCAGGGCTGTACCACTTGCCGGCGATCACATCCTTGCCGGTCAGTCCGTTGCAGACCGTCAGCGGCTGGCCCTTGCCCACCTTGTCCACGTAGGGCGTGCCAATGTGGCGATTGCTGGACTCATAGAACGCGGCCATGACCATGGCGATACGCATGCCATCGGGCATGTCAGGGTCAGCCGCCACCGCCTGGATATATTGATTCTGCTGGGCCTCGGCCGTCGCGGCCTGGTCCACGTAGTAGGTGCCGCTTCCCAAGCCGGTCAGAACCAGCAAGGCGCCGATGCTCGCGCGCAGTTGCGAGGGAATCTTGCTCATTACGCGCCTCCTACGGCGGCCTTGGCCTTTTCGCGCAGTTCCTGGCGGGCCTGCTCGTGCACGTAATCGCGACGCCACTTCCAGACCAGATAGCCTGCTTGCAACGCTACAAAAGCAATGGAAGCTAAGACAAGCCAGTCACTCAATGGAAGGCCTGCCAGGCGAAAGCCACCGGCGGTGACAGCCCCAGGCGTGGCTTGAAAGACCGCCGTGGCGATGTCCTGTTTCTGCTCGGCACTCAGATGCTGGTGGATGCCCAGCAGCGCCAGCATTGATGCGAGAGCTTTTTTCATACCCCGGAGTGTTCCGGGGCTGCGCCCAACGGTCGAACCCTAGAGGGGTGTCAAAGCTCCAGCGCGTGCGCGTAGATAAAGAGCTCATCCACCTGCAGGGCGGTGAGATCGAGCTGCTCGGCAGCCCACAGGACCGTGGGGCTGTAGCGCTTCCAGTTCAGCACCTCGTTCATGGCCGCATCCAGCATGGTCTGCTGCTCGGTATCCGCGAGCGATTCACGCAACTGCAGCAGGCGATCCCAAAGAGTGACGCCTTGCTCATCCACCTGGTGCATCAGTGCCAGCTTGGCTTGCCAGCGCGCAACCTCGACCGGCACCCGCTGCACTTCGACAGCGCCGCTGCCCGCAAAGACACGGGCGGGCGTGGCCGGCGCTTCAATCTCAAACTGCGCCAACTCGGGCACAGGTTCGCTCAGATTGATGTGCCAGCCTGGCAGCGGCGCAAGCACAGGGATCTCCCCGTCCCCTGTCTGCAGGACTTCTCCTGTCGGCCGCTGGATAACGCCGACCACATCGACGGCCACCGAGCCGATATAGGCAGGCATTGCGCCATCGTGCAGCCACGGCGCGAATGCATCGATGGCGGTAACTTCGCTGCCGAACTGGAGAAAGGTCGTCATGCTGTGAGCCTTTGGAGTTGAGCGTCTGTGATACGACCGCTGTAGACCGCCAAGCGCGAGATACAACCACCCAAAAATCCGCTGTTCACGTTATTGCATCCCAGGCGCAGCTGGGAGAGATTGGCAGGGAAGTCGCGTGGTCGGATCGTGTCTTTTGTGAGCAGTGAGCCGGATGCAATTGCGGCAGCCCTGGCAGTGGCGTCGAAACTCACGCCTACGCTAGGGGGCCGCCCCACGATGTTGCCGCCAGATTGGCCAACGCCTCCTTTGTTGACCCACCAGTTTGCGCGGTTGGGTGCACTAGACAAGTAGCAGTATGCGTGGTCCGCGCCCGAGCCAACAGGGGGTGCCGCGCTCCACAGGTACGCATTTGCAGTGTTGGCCGATGCCAGGCCAGCAACGGATGCAACGATGGCACCAACGGTGGGGAGTGTGTAGTCGATGTGCAGCAGATCTGCTGCACGCGTAGCAGCTGCAGTGGTAGTGAGAATTGGTGAAGTAGGAAAGGCACCTTTTTCTAGCTGAGGGAGACTGAACTCAACATCCCCCACTGTAGAAACAACAACACCGACTCCGAAGCGCATTGAAATAGTGCCAGCCGTTGTCACGTCCAGAAGCATTGACACTGTCTTTTTGCCTGTCCCGACAGAAGTGCCAGAAGCAATCTCAACACCGTCAACAAAGTAGCGAGCCGTGAACACCGCAGTTCCAGCCGATGCACCAAGGAAGTTACCAACGGACGAGGCCACATAGAAATTGCATGGCAGGGAGAAGGCGTACTGACCGACCTCTACAGGAGTATTCAACTGCGTGAGGAAATGCCTTGCTGCAGTCGCTGTCGACAGTCGCAATGTGGTGTAAAGACCTCCTGCAATGACCTCTGTACTGCCGTTCGCTACAGAGAAAGGGAAGTTTGTGGGAGCAGTCCCTGGCGCCCCCGAAGCCGCTCCCGCAAACACCGAGTTGAGCAATAAGTTCGTGCGAGCTTCCTCCACCAACAAACCCAGGCACTTGCCGGTGAGGGGGTCGAAGTCAATGCGAGGCACATTGCTAGCCACGGTGCGCAGCACGCCATCTGGACCGTAGCATGTTGCAGTGCTGGCCCGCGTACATTGAATCAGTGGATGCACCCGGCGGCTGTTGGCAAAGTCCAGCAGCAGGCTGGGCCGAATATCCGGCAGATCTGCAATCACGCTCATGTCCAAAGCTCCTGACGGCTGCGAATCACGCCATCGCTGCCCCTGTATTTCAAAGTCGTCTCGGTGTTGCTGACCCGCTCACGCCACACCGCATTCGGTGGTAGGTCAGGGCTGTGCTGATAGACCATGGTTGCTCCGACCTCATCCATGGAGGCCAGGGCGCCAAGGTGCGTGCCCGCAGGCAGCTGATTTGGGGCACTGCCGACCTGTCCGGTGTCAAAAGTCCCGGTGTCGCCCTTTGCGCCCTGGGGGCCAGTTGCGCCTGTATCCCCCTTTGGGCCTTGGATGCCCTGCACACCTTGGGCACCGGTATCACCCTTGTCTCCCTTCGGCCCCTGAGACCCCGTGGCCCCCGGTATCCCCTTTTTGGGGCCCTTGGGGGACCAGCCGCACCGGTTGCCCCTGCCGCTCCTGCCGCTCCTGCCGCTCCTGCTGGTCCGGCTGGTCCGGCTGGCCCTTCCGGCCCGGTGGCACCTGTGGCTCCAGTGGGGCCAACTGGCCCTGTCGCCCCCTGGGGGCCCTGTGGCCCGACCTCAGAGACAGTCCGCACGATGTCATCGAACCCGTGGAACTTGATAGCGGTCTGGGTATTACTGATGTACTCCCGCCACCAATGCCCGGGGCTTGATGCCGGCGTATGCCTCAGAACCATCGTGGCTCCGACTTGATCGACAAAGGCCAGCGCGCCCAGATGCGTTACGCCCGGGATCTGGTTCGGAGCCGTACCTACATGCTCTGCAGTCAGTGCTAGAGAGGCCTGGGCCTGCAGCTTGCCGATGGCCTGAAGCACCGTATCGGTGGCCGCGACGGCCGACTTGTCGCTGGTGACCAGTCCGGTCAGCACCACTGCGATGGCATTGGACAGCACCGCCGAGTCGAGTTGATCACCGGCGGGGAGCTGACGGGTACGCCCGTTCACTCGGGCCAATGGTCGGCGGTTTACCATTACAGCGTGATATAGCCCAGGTCGTCCGTCACCAGCTCGGTGGCGCTCTTGGCAACGCCCAGCTCCTGGCAGAGCTTGCCGACATTGGCCGTATCCGTGGAGTCGAGCGCGGCTGAAATCACGCCGCCCGCAGTGCCCAGCCAATAGCGCCCGCCAGGGGTCAGCCCCGTGAGCGCAGTATTGGTGGTGTCCAGCGGGTAGACCGTGGCCGCAGCGGCATTGGCAACGGCTTCCTTCACATAACCGTCCGCCTGCCGGCCATTGCTGTTGTCGGCCAGACGCACATTCATGGCGCCTGCGTTGCTATAAAAATTGATGAACTTACCCGCACCGATGGCCTCGCTGGCCGGCACGATGATGGTATTGGCGCCAATACCCACGGGCATCAGGCTCATATCCAGCTTGCCCGCCGAGTCGGTCGCAACCAGCTTGCCAGCATCCGCCGCGCCGGCAGAAACGGCCAGGCCAAACAGTTGCTTGGTCTTGCCCGACACGCGGGCTAAAAATCCTTGGGTGGGCTGTGTTGCCATGGCTTACTCCAGTTCTATAGGGTCTTGAATATTGAGAAGCAGTCGGGTCGCGGTGATGGCCGTGCCGATCAGAACGTCATAACCGCCCTGCGGCGGCTCTTGCGTCAGCCGCCCCTGCCGTCCAAGAAATACACGCTTGCCCGGCTCCAGCTGCCAAGCGTCGTCATCGACGGGGCCGATACGCTGCACGTTGATGGGCTGGCCGCCAGCGGCCGCACTCACCGTCACGCCCAGCAACGCCAGCACATCGCTTTCCACATCAGGATCAGCCGGCCAGACAGCGCCGAACAGGTCTTCGTAGACCACGAGAAGCGCGCTTGTGTCCATGCCCGCCATGCGCTGCAGCACTTGACCGCCTGCAGGGCCAGGAACACCGGGAGGCCCGGGCGGCCCCTGCTGGCACTCAGTCAGCACCACCACCTCCTGCACCGTCTCCAGCAGGGTGTTGTCCTGACCTTCCTCTAGCAAAACCTGCTCGATCGCCACTTCAACAATGTCATCAGAGCCCTTAGGCTCCAGCAGCACCAGAGTCTCAACCTGCTCCTGCAGCAGATGCTCTTGGGTCGTTTGCAGCAGGTCAGTCACGCGTCACCTCCGGCGACACCACCACGCTGCCCGCCATGCGGCGCACCACGGTGCCATCGGAAAACTCGACCTCCAGGTCATACACCGCAGAAGGCCACGCGATCGCAGCGGTGTCCGCAGCGCTGATCAGCAGGCGGATCGTGCCCGCAGCACCGCCGAGCTGAATGCGGTTGTTGTCCGTGGTCAGCTCCAGCAACACGGCGCTGCTTTCGACTTCCTCACGAAACTGAGCGCGCGCCTTGCAGCCGGTCAGATCCACGGGAACGGCATTGGCCTTGTTGGTGCCCGTCATCCAAGTGAATGTCTTGTCGAACGTGGCACCCTGGTCGATTTCAAGTTTGACTTTATGGGCAGGCATGGGCGGCAGTGTGAGTGACCGCCCCTACCTCGTCGAACCCTAGCGGGGTGCGTTACTGATCCAGCGATCCGCTGTAGCCCCAGCTGACGCCGCCAGAGATGCCCGCCGATGTCGACACCATGCTCCAGGCGCTGGCCACACGCTGCGCCGAGGTCGTGAGGCCAATCTTGGCCGCCTCCAGACGCGCGGCATTGCTCTGGATCGCTACATCGGCATTGAGCTTGGCCGTCTGCAGGCTGATGTTGGAGCCTGCCTCATACTGCTTGATGTCCGCTTCCCAGCGGCGCATGAAGCTAGTGGCCTTGGCCTCGATGGCACTGGCGCTCACCTTATAGCCGTCCACCAAGATGGCAGACTGCCTGGCCGCTGCGTCCATCTTGGCCACCTCGGCCGACAGGCGCGCCTTCCAGCCGTCCCACTCCAGACCCTTGGCCGCAATCTTGGCCTGGGCCTGGGCAATCGCCACCCGGGCACGCTCGGCCTGTGCACTGGCAAAGGCGCTATAGGCCTGCACCTGAGAGCGGTAGGCGTCCTGCTTGATGGATTCGCCTTGGGCCCGCGCCTTGTACAGTTCCACCTTGGATGTCTCGGCGTTGAGGGTCGCCACAAAGGCGCGGATTGCCTCGCCGCCGGCCTGAATGCGGGTCTGCTCCAGACTCACCAGGGTCTGGGCCGCCTGCACGCGGGTCTTGTAGATTTCCACGGCCGCCATGCGCCCATCGATTTCTGCCTTGTAGCGCGCCACCAGCGACTGGTTGATGTCCGCCTTGGTCTGCTCGGCCTGCAGCATGGCCTTGTAGACCTCCACCTTGTTCATCTCTGCCTTGATCACGGTTTCATAGGCCATTGCGTTGGCACGGTAGCCGTCCAGCAGTGCCTTGAAGCGCTCGAGCGCCGCGTTATGGGTCGCAATGCCGTGGTCTGCCGTCGCCTTGGCCGCCTCAAACGACAGGCGATCGAGCTGCATGGCCTGGTCCATCAACTGGCCTTCCAGCGCCAGCCCCTGGGTGATTGCGTCCTTGACGTTGCTCTGCTCCAGCTCGGCCTGCTTGATGGCAATGTCGCGCGACAGGCCCGATAGCTTGTCGTGGAACTCGCGCCGGGCATCGGCCAGCTGACCGACCAGCACCCCGGACGGCAGTGGAAATCCCAGCGCCTCGGCCGAACGCATCACCTCCTGCTCGCGCGCCAGCGCCACCTGCGTTTCACGATCGCGCGAGCGGTCCCAGATGGCCTGCTCTGCTTCGGGCTTCAGCCCGGTACCGCCCTGAATGCGAGCCGCAATCACGGCTTTCAGGTTGTCGAGCAGCCCAGATGCGTAGCCCGGCGCGCGCTTGAACTCAAAGGGCGCAGGCTCCAGCAGCTGCAGCTCGGGCATGTCGTCCAGCTTGTCGAGCCAATCCTCGTGCAGATTCACGCCGCCAAAGCTGTGCGTGGTCAGCGCCAGAAAGGCCGGCGCATCGGGCAGGCTCACATCGGGCGCGTCTGGGATGGCCACCTCGCGCATCTGGGGCAAGGCCGGGGCCTGGCCGATCACCAGCTCAGGCGCGGCGCCAAAGTCCATGGCCGGTGGCTGCAGATCAAAGCCAGGTACCTCCACATCGGGCAGGCTGGCCAGATCCAGATCGCCCGGCATATCGCCCGGGGCGGTAAAGCCGACCTTGGGCAGCTCGGGCAGGTCCGGCACTTCGGGCAAGGATGGCGCCGCGATCGTGCCCCAGCGCACGCTGATGGTAGGAGTCGGCAGCACCAGGTTGTTGAATGCGTCCTGCATGGACTTGGACTCGCGCAAGGCCTGGTCGGCCAGAGCGATAGAGCGCTGGTACTTATCCTGAACAATCTCGGCCGGGCCGTTGAAATCAAACTCTGCCATCTCAAACTCTCCGTGTTTTGGACTTGACGCTCATCACCTCCACGCGGTCCAGCGTGAAGGCTTGGCCGTCTGGGGTGCTTAGGCCGAAGCCCAGATAGTTCTCGCGGATGCCCTTGCCCACCGGGCAGCGCGTCTGATCGCTCTCCCGCAGTGGGAAGGGATAGCTCCAGCTCTGGCCAGGGCCGTACACCGTAAACCGCGCTTCGCCCTGGCCTCGCATGGACAGATAGACCATGGCAATCTGCTGCTTCAGGGTGTTCTCGCGCAGCGTGGCCGGCAGGCGCAGCTCGGTCGTGATCGGCAGGCCTGCATCGTTGTCGCCGCCAAATTCAAAAAGGCCATCCACACCCGCGTAGTGCGTGGCCGTGACGCTATCAAATTCATGGCGCGTGTACTCGGTGATGGCGCCGCTCAAGGTGTTGCAAACAATGGTGTTCATGGGTCTAGGCGGAGGCTATGAATCCGGTCATCTGGGCCGGGTTGATGGGGGCGATGGACGCCAGCGGCACGGGCGAGCCTCGGGGCGGTAGCGCCCAGGCCGCAATCACTTTGTCCTCCTGCAGTAGCTCCACAACGCCAGCGGCACTGCTGCCCTGCCAGTTCCCAGGATCGATGGCGGCGCGCACCGCCAGCGATGGCAGGGCCTCCAAACTGGGCCAGGGAATGGGGTAGTTCTGGGGCGTGAGCGCGGCGCCATTGGTCACGACTTCCAGCGGCACGTCGTAGGAGGGCACGTAATAAGGCACATCGCAGCCCACAAGCAGTTGCTCCCCTTCGGGCCCCGTTGCGGGAAGCTGCCCTTTCTCGGACATGGGCTGGTATTCAGGCGGCACGGACCGCTCCAGATCCTGGGTGTCCAGCCAAGAGCCTTTGCCGCCAGTCACCGATGCCTCGGAAACTCCGGCAAGCGCCTGACGAAAAAACACCTGCCCCTTGCGCTCAAACACTACCGCCGCCTTGGTGCCGCTGGTCGTGACTGTGCTCGCATCATTGACACCAGCAGGCACAAAGGCCTGCGTCACCACCTCCAAATAGGCCACGAATTCCAGCAAGGGATCGATATAGAGCAACTGCCTGCGTGCCGCGATGCCTTCGACGGCCCGGATAGTGAACAGCTCCGGCTGCAGCAGCTCGTTGTTGTGGCGCACCTCGTAGCGATATTCGGTGACCACTTGCACATCGACATCCAGAAGGGCTATCGCCCCCCAGGGCGTCTGCAGCTGCTTTTTGGAAACCAGCTGGCCGCTGCGCGTCTTGACCGCCGCCTGGCTGATCGCTGCACTGGCAATGAAGTCGCGCCAATCCTGCAAGAGAGCGGTACCTGCTTCGCCTTCGGGCAGCTGAAACAAGAGACTGACGCTGCCACCCTCCGGGGGAGATTCGATATTCTCGACGTTGATATAGCGGTAGAAATAGATACCGTCTGCCCGCGCCAAGGCCTCCGTATCCGTCTCCGGTCGATCCAGGCGCACAGTGACATGCTGGCTGTCCTGAGACTTCAGGCTGAAGACCTGTCGCTCATCGCTCCAGCCATAGCCCAGCAGCACCGGCGCGCTGCGGGTGAACTCATACTGATAGACCCAATCCCAGGCCACCTGGTTGGTGAAATTCACCTGCGCCGGGGCGATGCCGCCCTCGCGGAACGGAATCACGAATAAGCCGGATGGACGCGACCGCATGGAGCCCTGCGAAGACTGTCGCCATTGGGGAGCGGTGGGCGGGAAGCTCACGCCAGCCGGTATCACCACCGTCATGCTGGCAGAGCCGACCGCCACCGTATCCAGCTCATAGCCGCCGGCCGAGTTGATGCGCAGCTTCAGCTCGTGGGTTAGTGCCTGCTCGGCAATCCACTTTTTCTGCGCCAGGGTCGGCAATTCATTCAGGCCGATGCTCTGATTGGGACTCACCACGCCCACACTCACGCCGGTACCGCCGCGCAGCCGGCTGCAGCGCGCCACCCCGTTCACATCAGCAATCACGGCCTCAGCAGGGAGCACGGGCGTAAAGGTCGCGACGACTTCGGGCACTGCAAACACGTCATTCGGGCTGATGGCAAAGGAGGCATCGGACACAAGCGGTGCCTCGGCCACACTCACACTCTGCTTGTTCAGTGCCGCCTGGACATAGGCGCCATGGGTACCGATAAATCCCAGACCTCCATTGGCATCCCCGTAGGCCATGCCCAGAGCAATGCTGCTCGCGCTGCGGGGCTGTTGCACCACAGAGTCGCGCAGGCGATGCTTGCGGTTGGGCATTTCTTCAATGTGATCCCCTCGGCTCACCGCGTCCGTGAAATAGCGCGGGTTGCGGCTGGAGATCCAGGCCCCCGTGCCGCCGAATGCGCTGTTCACCTTGCGGTAGCGCCAGCGGCCGGCGTGATAGCCGACCAGGTACAGCTGGGCCGCAGTGCGAACCAGCACGCCCCGATCCCCGCTTTCCAGATCCGGCTGCTCAGGCCACAGCTGCACGATGGTGGTATTGCCCACCGTGGTGATACGGTAGGGGCTGCCATCGCCCAGCACGCCGCTCTCGGTGGGGTTGGGCACATGCGAAAAAGTCGCCCGCCGCGCAAAGCGCGCGAAGGCATCCTGCACCGCCCTCACCTGGTCGCGCGAAGCAGTGCCCTCCTCTACGCGCAATTGCACCGGCGCCAGCCCATTGAAGGGCTCGCCCGTCACCCTGCGATTGAAGGGATTGAACATCTCAGCCATGCGGCACCGCCATGTACTGGGGAATGCCGTTCACCTCACGGAAAGCCGCACTCACCTCCTTGGCAGCCGTCTTGAAGCGGTTGGCCGTCAGGCTAGTGGTCTGCCCGCCATCAAAGCCAGCCACCACCTCGCCACCCGCGATGCACAGCATGGCCTCGCCCGCCCCGGTACCGTCACCCAGCGCCAGGCGGTGGCCCGGCGCCGCTATGCCCGAGCCCAGCACCACCGGGCCGCGCATAGTCGCCGTATAGATCAGGCTGTCGAAAGTCTCCCCGCCCAGGAAAATCAGATCCTGGGTCGTGCCCACATAGATCCCCGTATCCACGGGCACCAAGGCCGTGATGTCAGCCGTCATGGGCTTGAAGTCACGCCAGTCGCTCAGATGCGGCACAGCAGGCCGGCTGGCCCACAGCACCTTGCCCTGGGCCACCAGCACACGGCCACGCCAGAAGGCCATCAGCGTGCCATCGGGCAGCACCCGGGCGCCCAGCGTGCGGGCCGGCAGCACCAGAGAGCTATTGCGCCCGCCGAATTCAAAGCTGCGCTCCACCGCAGTACCGGCAATGAACATGCCTTCGCCGTCGCGCCCGCTCAGGTAGACATTGAGGGCATGGCCCGGCAGCTGCGGCAGCCCATCAAGGCGCAGGCCACCCTGAGACACCGACACCGGCTCGGACACCCTCACCGGCCCCTCGGCGTGGTCGCTCAGACGCACATGGCTCAGTCCATAGCGGTACTGCCCGGGCTCCAGCTCGCCAAAGGCAAAATCCAGGGCACCCAGAGAGGCCGGCTCCGGCACCGTGAGCATCTGGGCCGTCAGCCCGTCCGTGATGCCGCGCTGCAACCCTGTAGAAAACAGCGTGCGCCCATCGGGCAGATTGCAGTACCAGACGCGCTCGGTGCCGATATTGGGCCAAAGCACTCTCGTGCCTGCGTCATCAGAAATGGAGACAAGAGAACCCTCGGTCGTCGCCAGCTGAAATCCGGCGGCAGGCCAAAGGTTCTTATGGCAGACCTCGGACAGGCGCGTGAAGCCACCGCGGCGCGATACCTCACCATCCAGGCCAATGTCCACATCCTTGGCGGCCAGCAAGTCCGAAGCCTTCAGGCGATGCTCGGGCTGCACATTGTTGATACCGGTAAAGCTCTTGAAGGTCAGCATTGATGAGTCCTTGCAACGGTCGGGCGGCTCAGCTCCAGGGCGAAGCTCTGGCGCACATGGAAGGCGTAGGCCAGCGGGCCCGGATAGCCCAGCTGCAGGGCATCTGCCGACTCGACCTGCAGCACCCTCTGCGCCAGGCTGACGGAAGGCACGCCACCCACGGCCAGAGCGATGCCCACAGGCCGCAAGCCCGCGCGAACGCCCGGCCGCCCCAGAGTCAGGGCGTGCCCGCTGGCTGGCTTGACGATCTGTACCGTGCGCGGCTGACCAAAGGCCATGGCCTGGCTCGGTGCAGCCTTGGCTACCTGCACCATCCGGGCACTGCCCATGCGCAATGCATCCGAGCCCTGCGGCTTGAGCACAATGGAAGGAAGCTCGATAGCAGCCGCGCCGTAGCGCATCGCGCGCGCCCCGGGCACTTGGTAGGTCACCGAGGGCTGCGGCTGGGTCTGAGTCGCGGTCACCTGGCCGGCCACGCACATGCCCAAGCCCCATGACTTGAGTTCCACATCGGTCCCGGTCTTGACCTTGGCCGCGCCCAGCGCCAGCGCGTCGGCAGACTCAGGAAAGACCGTCAGCACCAGCTGGGCCTGCCCCTCGACGGCCATGGGCAAGGGTGCCGGGTACAGCGTGGCCTGAAACTTGGCCGTGGGCACGCCGCCCTGAGCCAGCGCCAGCGAAGACGGCCGAATCGGGATCTGAATCCTGAGTGCGCCCAGCGCCAGCGCGTCGGCCGATGGCACCAGCAGTACCCGCGCAGCGGTTTGCGTGCCGCTGAGCGCCATGGGAATGCCGCGCGTAGGTACTAGCGGCGCTTCGGACGAGCCCCCCGAGCTATTGATGGAAGCGCCATTGATGAGCGGATAACTCATGTCCCGCCATCCACCATAAAGACACCGCGCCAATAGAAGCGTCCAGGGATGGGGCCTCCGACGCCGGCTTGAGTGACTGTGACTTTAATGTCTTCGACCAGCGCGCCACCCGCTGCAATCGGGATGCGGTGGACGCTCAAGTCGCCGCTGGCCACCAGCGAATCCAGGCTCACGGCATTGGCAAAGCGGGTGGGATCGGCCTCGGTACCAATGGAAACCACGGGCATCTGCGTCACATCCATGCTCGCGCGCCCCATAAAACCCACCTCGGTCACCATCAGAGGGTGGCGAAAGTTGGTGCTCTGCACCACCGGCATGACCTGCGGCACCAGGTTCCCACGCAGCGAGTTGTCATCGGTATCAAGCACCGACAAAATTTCGCCGGGGATCAATGCAGGTTCTTCGCTGAAGGTCAGGGAATCAATCGCTTTCTCGACCACCACATCGGCCCAGTATTGATAGCCGTTGGGCGTGGAAGGCGTGAACACTGCGCCTTGCTTGAAGTTGTTATAGCCACCAGCAGCCCAAGCCTTGGGCACCCCAATGTCTGCCGGCCAAAAGCCTCCGGTACTCTCGTGCGCCAGCGCCAGGTCCTGCCAGATCCGGTAATGGTTACCGCTGTACTCTCTTTCTTTCGGGCGCTGGGCTGGCAAGGGCTGCAGTACGGGGTAGGCGCCGAACTGCACCGCCCAATCGACGAGCGAACGTGACCTGAACACAAAACTGTTGGTTCCTGCGGGACGCTTCTCGGCAGCCTCGACCACAGCACCGAGCAATACCGACTGGTTCTCGCCACCAATGCGCGCCACCGTGCCATCGTCTTGCAAGAACGACTCCAGCATGCCGGCAGTCACATTGGCGCTGACCTTGGTGCCAACAGGCCACGCCCTGACCAAGGTCCCCTCTTGGGCGCGAAACACCTCAAATACATTGGTAAAGCGGGTGTATACATGCACGATTTCAAACACACCGGGCATGCTGTCATGGGTGAGCGTGACGGGCTGGGCGCGATCCAGCTGACCAGTACCTTCTGCAAACAGGTCCGCATGCGCTGGATCACTCACCTCAAATACGTAGTAACTGCCATCACCGGGAACCCAGGACTCCGGCAGCTCTTCATACTGACTGCCATCCGGCAAGAGGGTGTAATACGGTGGAGGGGTGTCCAGTAACGGGGTCTGCAGCGCCGCTTCGGCGCTATTGCTAAAAAGCATCTTGCGGGCCATGGCGCTCCCCTCCCTCTTACGCCGTGCCCAGCAGGCTGACAATCTTGGCGGCAGCGTTCGACCACTGCACCACCACGCCGCTGCCGTTGGTCGTCATGGGGAAGCCCACCACGCTGGGCAAATACAGCACCACCGGGGAAGTAGCCGCCGTGCCCGTGTCGGCATAGAGGGCGATGAAAGACGCCGTGGAGCCGGCAGCCACCGCGCCAAAGTCCACATCGTTGGCATCCAGCACGCCACCGGCCACCGTCACGCCGGTCAAGGTGACCGCCGAGCCCACCACCGCGCCCAGGTCAGGCAGGAACTCGTGGGCTGGGTCATAGACATAGCTGCCAGGCAGCATGACTGCCTTGAGCGTCGCGCCGGTCAAGGGCAGCTCGGCAGAGAGCAGGCGCTGCCCAGCCTTGGGATAGAACGGCAGACCCACGGCCGCGATCTTGTTGGGGCCGGTATCCCAGGGCACCCGAACCTCGCCACCGTTGGTATCCATGGGCAGGCCCTGCACCGAGTCCATATAGAACAGCAGTGGCGAGGTCGATGGGCTACCAGTGTCCATATAGAGCACCACGGCCTTGATCTTGTTGCCTGGCGCCAGAATGCCGAACTCCGCTGGCGCGGCATCGAACACGCCGCCGGTCACGCTCTTGCCCGTCAGCGTCTGGTCGGTACCCACACGGGTGACGGCCGACAGAAACTCATGGGCTGCGCTGTAGGTATAGGCGTCAGAGACAAGCGCCACCTTGATGGTGGCTGCGGCAAAGTTGATGGCGCCCGAAAGAATCTTCTCGGCACCCTTGGGGTATGCGGTGTTGGACATGGCTGCTCTCCAGAGATTGCAGCCAATGTCCAAGAATCAGGGCTCGCTGGCGAACCCTAGAGGGGTGCTTATGATCCGCTTCTCCCCAAGGACTGGAGTAAAAATTAGTTAAAGGAAGGCTCCTAAAATTATTCTATAGATTCACCTTACCCTCTTTGTTCTTCCTATACCCCATCAAAAGAGCACCAACAATCTCTGGTATATCAAAAACATCTATATAAGGAATCATAAGTATTTTATTTTTAGGATTTATGACTCCAAACTCTGACATTTTTTTAAATTTATATCCCGGCACGGATAACTCAATAAAAAATCCTTCAAAAAGGAAGCAAAAAACGAAGGCATCTAAAGAGGTACATCTAACAAATGGGGTGCAAACAAAATTGCGCAGAACATCCATACTGAAGGCACCGTCTTTGCTGCGATCAATCAATCTTGATACCCTTACCGTCAATTTTCTCAACGGAATTCGTGACTTGGCAAGGATATGAGATCTAAGTGTTTCGTCTAAATCATCTGGAATTCGTATTTTCTTATAGGCGTCATTTTTTGATTTTCCCGCGCGCCATAGAATAGATGAAAAAAATAGCTGTAGCTTTAACGCATCAACATTTGAAATACTCACTCCAAGCTCACTTTTAACAACTTTCCCTTTCTTGCCTCTAATAGCAGAGAGGGAGTAAGTTTCGTAGCTAAGATTCAAGTGTCTTTCACAACACTCACAAAGCTGATGCTCCCACCAGCTATCAGTAGAATACGCCACAGGAGAAATATCATCAGTATCAAAACTAATAGCTTTCCCATTATTTTTTCTAAATATCACTTTAAAAACCGAATCCGGTATCGCGTGTGAGCGCTTTAGGTCTTTAACTTGCAAACAAAGCGCGCATTCTGAAATTGGCATAACTCCCCCAAGCAGCCTTCAATGTTATGCCAAAGTGTCAAATTTATCGCTGACGTCAAGGCTAAATGCTCATCCCGTGAGACCATTGCCTCAACTGCATCTGTGTTGAGTCCTAAAAGCGAAGAACCGTGTAGTGCCAGAGGACTCCGCTCCACAAGCGGGGGGTGTTCGCAGTGCGCGTCAATTTAAGCGGCCCTACAAAATACTTGATCCAGCTGCCACACTTCGCATTTGCGCGCGCAGAGCCTTGGGCGCCGTGTCAGCAATGCGGTCGCTGCGGTCCTTACCCATCTCGCGCACGCGCTTCCACACATCGGGCATCTTCACTACGATGGGCTGCTCGGGGTTGTCGCGGTTCCAGGCAGCCAGGCGCTCGCGCACCCGCTGCACAGCGGCCTCGTCCTTGCGGAATAGCGCGTCTGCCCATTGCGCCTTGATGTCAGAGCTGGTCTGGGTATAGAACGACTTGCTGCGCTGCATGAAGCTATTGGCCTCCTGCACCTCGGCCACGCTCTTGGGCTGGAAGCCAATAGCCTTGGCCGCGGCTTCGGCCAGGGTCGTATCGATCACCTTGTAGCCCTTGGTATCGCGGTACATGCCCGTGGCCACCATGTCCAGACCCTTAGCCAGATTGCGCACTGCCGTGGGCGCCCATTCAAGAACTCCCTTGCCAGCGGTTGCAGCATCGCCGTTCACGACTCCCTTGATCACATCACGCGCGCCAGAAAAGCCGCGCGCCACCAGGTCACCAGCAGGCCCGATGATTTCCGTCATGTCCCGCTCACGATTGGGCTTCTCCAGGAACAGTCCGGTACCGGGCAGCAGGTTGCCCATGCCCAGGCGGCCGGACACATCGATGGGCGCGCCCGGCAGCCCAGAGATACCTTGCTCCATGAACTCGGCCAACTCTTTGCCTACCACGTTGGCCAGCAGCTCCTTGCGCCATTGTTTGGCGCTGATGTTGTAGCCCATCATCTGGCCAGCGCCATCAATCAGGTCCTCGGCATCCTCCATAAAGGGCACGCCGCCGGCGCCGCTCATCAAAAGCAGCATTGCCAGGGCCCAACCCACCGCGCGCTTGCCCTCTGGGCCGCCCTGGGTCCACATGCGCTGCATCAGTTCCAGATAGCTGACCGAATAGGTCTTGAAGGTAAACAAAGTCCCGCCCACCGCACCGCGTGCCCACTTCGGTTTGTTGGCTTTGGAGTAAACAAACTGTGTTTCCAGCACCGCCTTGCGCGCAAAGCCCGCCGGGTCAGCCATGCCCTGGTCCTTGGCAATGCGGTAGGACGCGATAAAGGTGCTACGGCGGTTGAACTGCTCTGCCAGCGCAAAGGGCTGACCCCACAACACCTTGCCCTGCTCCCACAAGTTACCGGCCTTGGCGCGCAGGTCGCCCGCCTTGGTGCCGTCGCCCGAGCGCAGCATGCCCGCGCCGCGGGCCTGGGCCATCAGCTGGTGGATTTCCTGGGGGCTGACCACGCCGTCATCCTCGGCAGACTGCAGGGCTTTGGCCAGATCGGCCTCGTACTTGAAGCCCTTATCCGTCCAAGAGCGCCTCATATCGTTAAGTGCTCGGGCCATTTGAGCCCCGGCCTTCTTCATGCCGCCATACTGGCTCAGCCAGGGCAGCGTGACCGCAAAGGGCTGGGTCGTATTCACAAAGGCCGAAGCGATGGAGCCGCCCAGATACTGCGCAAAAAGCATGCCGCGCACGGCCTGCCCCTCCTCCTGTGGGTCGCGGATGTAGTCGCGCAGGCCCATGGCCAGATCCTTGAGCTCGCCCTGCTCCTTGGGGATCTTGCCGATGGCCGTTTCCATCTTGCCCGCATTCAGGCCCATGGCCCCGGCGCGTGCGTTGGAGTAGACAAAGTTGGCCACCACTCGCCCCACATCCTCGCTAAAGCCGGCAATGCCCTTGCGATGAATCAGCCGCTTCATGGCACTGTGGTTGTTCTTGGTCAGCTTCAGGAACTCCTGAAAAGCCTTGTCCTGGGCTTCGTTGCCCTCGGCCTTGAGGCCCAGCATCTCCCCGAACTGCTCCAGAGTTTCCGGCGTCACGCCCGCAAACAGCTTGTAGGCCTCGGCACTCATCGTGCCAGTGGTGACGGTCGCGCCTTTGAACTCGTGCTCGAGCTGCATCTTGGCCCGGTTGGAGTCGCGTGCAGTTTCGTACATGCCGAAGTACAGGCGCTCACCGTTGGCATCCACCACATCCACCGTGTAGCGACCAAAGCGCGACAGCGGGGCATAGCCGCCCTGCTGCAGATCCACGGCCGTATCCAGCCGGCGGTTGATCAGCTGCATATATCCGGCCAGACGGTCGCGCGAGTCTGGGTCGGCCTTGGCATCCTGCTCCAGCGTATCCAGCAGCAACTGGGCTGCGGCCTCCACGGATGGCTGCGCCAGCACGGCATCGCGCATGGGCTCGTACTTCTCACCCACCACGCGCAGCATGTCGGTGCGCGCCGTCATGTCGATGGAGCGATCAATGGCCGCGCGCGCCTCGCGGTACAGGCTGATCTGATTGGCATCGGTACCGAACTGCGCCTGCAGCTCCGCATCGGTCCAGACAATGCCAGGCTTGAGCATCTTGTTCTCAAAGCGCGCGTTGATGTTCTTTTCAAACTGGGCCACGGGCAGGCCCTGCCACATGGCCAGCACCTCAGATTTGATCTTGCCGTGCTTGAGCAGCATGGCCGCCTTGTTGTGGGCCGACAGATTGGCATAGCGCTTTTGCAGGTCGTCGACCAGGGTGGGCTTGCCGTTCTCATCGCGCGCCCAGATCAGCGTGCCCTCAAACAGCGGCCGGGCCACGGCCTTGTTGTCAGCAGCAGAGACCGGCTTTTTCTTGAGGTCGCCCAGCGACTCCACACGCGGCAGGATGCGCGGCGCCATGTCGGCCGCGTCATTGGCCAGCATGCTCACATCGTCGATGTTCTGCTGGGCAGACTCATAGACAGGCTTGAAGCTTGGCGCGCGCTCGGCCAGGTGCCGCATGGTACCCACGGACTTGTCCCAGAGCGATACCTTTCCCTCGTGCGTGAAAGTCTTGGTCAGCTGGTCAAGGGCGCTGTCTTTGAGGTCCATGAAGCGCGAGCGGCTGAACATCGGCTCATCCGTAGCACTGTCGCCACCGGCTGCATTGCGCTGCTCCAGACCTTCGGCTAGACTTATCAGTGCCCCCGCAGAGCGGATGGAAGTCAGGTCTTGGCCATCGGCCTTGGCAGATGCGTCCACCCACTGAGCTGCGGGGGTTTCTTCGTTGAACTCCACGGTTTCGACTGTGTAGAGCGGGTTACCGTGAGTGGGGTCTACGGTTTCCTTGACCGTCAACTTCGCCAGCAGCATGCGCTCATCCACCTCGATGGGAGCAAAAAAGCGATGAATCGCTTTCAGGTTGGAGTTGCTATCGCGGTCCTCCTTGCTCCACCCAAACAATGCCGCTTCATAGAGCCGGTCCACATTGGCCACAGCCATGGACTGATCACGCGCATTCGTGGACTGCTCCACTGCCTTTCGGCTCAGCATCTTGTCCAGGGTATTGCGGGATACACGGGCTTCCAGGCCAGTTTCCTCATTGCGCAGTGCCTTGCCCTGGAATTCCTTCGCGGCCTCGCGCGCTTCGGTGAAGTTGGTGGCGATGCGTAGCTCGGGCGCAGCCTCTCGGCTGAAAGTTGCGTCAGCCTTGTTACCGCCGTCAGTACCACCACGCTCCACCCAGGCGCGCGCTGGCAGGATGAAGCTGCGGATCAACTCATCATCGGTCAGCGCCAATGACTTGAATCCCGGCACATTGGCGCGCAGCCAGGTGCGGATTGCAGCCACGGCGCGGCGCACAAACCCGATCTGCGGCGTGTTCTGCGCCATCTCAGCCAGCACTTCCTCGGCAGCCATGCGGCGATCCAGCCTGTTGACGCGGCGCAGGCCGTACTCGGCAATCTTCGCGTCCACCTCGGCCTTGCGCATGGTGGCCACCTGATTCAGGATCAGGCCCAGGTCCTTGCCGAATAGGCCGCGCAGGCCGTGATGCCCCAAGGCCTCGTGGAACAGCACGCGGGCGGCGTCATTGGGCGTCTTCAGCTTGGACGCCATCAGGTACACCTTGCCCTGGTAATAGAAGCCCTCCGGAGCGCCTCGGGCGCCGCCGCTGCGCTGCTTCAGGTCGGCGCGGCGCGCGCTCTCAGGCACTACAGCGTCCTGCATGTCAAAGGCCACGATGACCTCGGGACCGTTGGCCCAGGCCTGGCGGATGGCATCGGCAGTGCCCTTGACGGCGCGCACTGCCTCGGCACGGGCCGCCGGCGAATAGCTGGGACGCACGTTCACTGCTAGGGCAGCAGCTGCAGCGACATTGGCCGACTGCCCCTCATCCATGCTCTGAAGAAAGCTCGCCACATCAAAGGCCGCGCCTGCCAGTTGCTCGGACTCCTGCCGGCGGAAGCGCGGATCCTCTTTTGCACGCATGCCCTCCACTTCGCGCACCAAATGGCGATGGGCATCCTCGGCCTTGAGCAACTGCAACCGGTTGGCAGTGCCCTCTTTTACGGCGGCACGCAATTGCTTGACCCTGGCCCACGCCTCATTCCTCTGGCGCTCACGATTCTCAATCTGTCCTTGTACCAGCTCCTGCGCCGGAGTCAGATCCTGCTTGCGCTGTCCGCCATTGGGTGCGGGCTTAGTCGTTGCCTCCTTGGCAGCCTTGGCGTCCCTCATGCGTTGCGGTACCGACTTGGGCGCAGACACGGGTGCCGCAGGCGCCACGTTGGCCTGCATCACCTCAAGGTCAGCGTCTGAAAAGTCCTTACCAAACACATACCCGTCTTGCGTTACGGCCTTGAGCTGGGAGCCCTTGAGCCCAAGCGCTGCAATCTGCTTGACTGCTGCCCACTTGGATACCTTTCCGTCCTGAACGATGTCCAACGCCCTTGCCATCTCAGGGCTGGATGCGCGAACCGCGGCATATCCATCGCCAGTGGTGAAATCCGAGGTCCGCATATACAGGGCGTGCACCTGCCCAAGGGTTACACCGTCACGCAAGGCCTGCGCCGCCTTGGTGACAAGCTCCGACTTACCCACATCGCCATTGAGATAGTCAACTGCTGCCTTCTGCAGCTCATATTGGGCAGGCTTGGTATTTCCTATGGCTGGGTACTCGTAGCGTTCTGACGCTGCTTCGGTATTGGCGCTGGGCGAAGCCTTCACGGCAGCCAGCGCCTTCTCCACGGGCGCATCCAGAACGATGGCCTTGACCTGCTTGCCCTCCTCGGCTGCCGCGACGGCTTGATGATGGCCGTCAATGATGTGGCCATCGCTGGAGACAATCACCGCGCGGTCGCCCGTGGCGCTCTTGGCCGCTTCCACCTTGGACGGGGAGTATTCAGCCTGGGTCGGCTTGAGCTGCGCCGCATCCACGGTCGTGGTTTCGTGCGCAATGCCCTGGGCATTCAGGTGCTTGACCAGGCCGCCATGGTTGGCCGTGGGCACCTGCGGCATCTCGGCGCGCGGGATACCCAGCGTGCCTGTCTCTGCCGCGAACGGTTTTTCATCGCCCACGGGCTGCGCCGCAGGCTTCGGAAGGGCGTCTCCGGAAACGGCTTTTGGCGCAGGCTTTGCTGCATTTTCAATAGCTGCAGGCGCTTTACTTGTGGGATCTACCAGCGGTGCTACCAGCGAATCCAGCAGCTTTTCGCGGATCTTCTCGCCAAGGTCCGGCCATGCCCGGGTGTGCACGTTCTTGCGTGCGATGACGGTCAGACCAGGGGCCGTGGCCGCGACAGCCTGACGCTCCGCCGTGGTCATGCGCGTCCAGCGTTCGCTGGCATCGAGCTGGCGCTGGCGCTGGGCTTCACGCTCGGCATTGCCTTCACGCGCGATCTGCGCCGCCTTGCCTACGGCCGCTTGGGCCGCGCCGGCTGCTTGCGAGACTTGCGCTTGAGCTTTCGCAAGGCTCGCGCCCTGCTCTTGCGCTCCATGGTTCGCAGCTGGGGTGGTGCCATTGCCTAGCCCCTCGCCTGCATCTTGGCCAGCTTGCGCTGCTCCTGTTTGCGCAGGTTGCGCGCTGCCTTGCTGGGCTTTATCGGCTTCAGAGACATTGGCATTCGCTCCTGATTCAATAGCTGTTAGCGTTTTCTGCGCAAGCGCTTGAAGCGCTTTCTCAAGCTTTTTGGTGCGCTTGTGGGTGGGCCCGTAATGGGCAATGGCCTGCTGCAGCTCCTGCTCGTTCATGTCGGGGATCTGCTTGGCCAGGATCTGGTTGATGCCTGTCAGCTGCACGGGCGCAGGCGCACCAGCGGTCGAAGCGCCGCGCCCCTGACCGCCGGCGGCCTGCAGCTCCAGTCGGGTGAGCTGGGTCTGCAGTGCATTGCGCTGGGCAGCCCTATTGCCGTCCCAGCCCTGGGCCGCGCCCTGCTGCTGCATAAAGGCAATGCGGCTCTTGAGCTCGTCCATCTGGGCTTGCAGCGATACCTCGCCGGTATCCGGGTCCACGCCAGCAGGCACCTGCGGGGCGGCCTGCTGCTGCTCGGTCAGCTGCTCTGCCATGGGCGCCACCTGGGACTGCACCACAGGGGAAGCTCCGGAGTCCACGGCCATGGCCGCAGCCTTGGAAAGTGCACCCGCGTTCGGATCCAGACCCATGGCCTGAGAAGGGGTCAGCTCTGGTGCGGCTGTCTCGGCAGGCTGCTGGCCAGCAGCGCCCAACTCCGTACCCCACTCGGGGGCAGGAAAGTCGCGCGTGAAGTCGATTTCATTGCCCTGGGCCTCGGGCGCCGCGCCGGGCAGGGTTTCATAATCCAGATTTGGAGCATTGGCCGGCGATGCCGGAGCTGTGCCGGGCTCCATCTCGGCAGCCGCGCCAGCCGAGGTCGTCCATGCAGCGGGCGACACGGCAGCAGCAGCGGATGCCTGATCTTGCCCAGGGGCCGCGCCCGGGGCATTGGCAGCGGCGTTCCTGGCATTGGCCGCCGCACCATCGATCTGCTTGTCCTTGAAGCCACGATAGCCAGCCGCGCCCGCGCCCATGGCGCCTCCCGACAGGATGCCCATCACAATGGCGTCATCCAGGCCTTCGCTCCAAGACTTGCCCAATGCCTCGTTCTGCAGGATCTGCTCGGACACAGACTGGGGCAGCTCCTCGAGCACGCCCTCGGTAATCGCGCCCTCACCCATCTGGCGCAGGATGCTCTTGTGTGCTGGCTGTGCCAGGGGATTGACGGCTGCGGCCGTGGCGCGCTCTGCGGCATCCTTGGCCATGCCTTTGGTGCCCTGGGCCAGCATCATGTCCGCATCGCCAATGCCCAGACGGTTGGCAACCTTGTTGCCAGCAAAGCCCAGCGCACCGGTAGCCAGACCGGTACCGGCGGCCAGCGCGGCCTGCTTGGCGGTCAACTCGCCGTCTGCAGTCTCCTGGCGGATCTGCTCAGCGGCGGAGCCAGCGCCCACCACGCCCTCACCAGCAGCGCCAGCGATGGCCGCGCCCTTGGCACCCATCTGGCCCAGGCGGGTGGCAGCCATGGCGCCCCGCCCGATTGCGCCACCTGCGGCCATTGCCGGCAAGGATTCGACAACAGCGCCTGCAATCAAATCGGGGTTTTGCAGGGCAACCTTTGCCTTATCGACGATGCCATCGGCGCTCTGGAATTCCCGCTGCTTCGCTTTGAAGGTGTCGGAGTGAAAGTCGTTGGCAACTTCCTTTGCCTGCTTGAAGCGCAGTCCAAAGCTGCCACCTTCGTTCTCTAACGCCTTGCCCACCTTGCCGCCAGAAACCAAGTCCGCAACTCCGACAGCGGCCTCTGGTACGGCTATTGCCCCCTTCAAGCCCCATGCGGCCAGATCCTGCGCCCAGCCCTTAATGCCGCGATCCGGAGGTGGGGCATCTTTCAGGATTTCATCGATCCCAGATTTCTGCGTCGCAGAATTATTGGAAGGCAAAGCAGCGCCGGGCTGGTGTGCGGGCGCGCCATTGAGGATGTTGTCGATGTCACTCATTTGCCAATGACACCTCACCCCAGCCCTTACGTCGAACCCTAGCGGGGGCATGTTCCAAAAACCTGCTCTGCTACAGTTCCTTAATGGAGGAAAGCATGCAGACAGCAACAACGACCGCACAGACTTCACCCACGCCTGTCATCTTTGCTCGGCACTTGATCGGCATGGTGATTGTGGCGCTGGCAAATCCACTGATTTACTACGACTCACAACCTATCGGTATGTGGCTAGTCACTTGGGCTGCCCCGTTTGTTCTGGCGCTTGTTGTCTATGGAATTTACGCAGTGGTTATGTCGGAGCGCGCCAAACGCGCTTGGCCCAACAGCTTCTTTATGCTCGCTTGGGTGCTCCTTGGCCTTTTACTGATTGGACAGTGGTCTAGCAAGCCGAGCACTTCAAAAGCGTCCTATCAAGCCTCAATCCCTGCAGCAGTTAACACTCAACGCACTCCTTCAGCACAACCGCAGCAGGGCAGTCAGATAGACGAGATTCTGAAAGACGCCCCCGCCTATCAACCTGCGCGCTAGTTAAAACCCAGCTTTCTGAGTTCTTCGCGGCGCTGCTCGATTGTCAGCGCCGTGTTGTTTCTGATGGCCTGCACCTCTGGGCTATCCACAGCAGGTGGCTTCCTAGAGCTGTCCATCCGCTTCATTTCGCCGTCAAGTTCATTGACAGCACCCAGAATGCTCTCAGTCTTGTTGCCCTGAGCATCCGTGCCACCTTGCAGCGCGACGGCCTTCCAGCGCCCCTCATTCTTGCCTGAGTAGGCGCGAATCCGAGCCGCAATCGCAGCTTGCTCTTCCGGAGTCTGGGCATTCAGCAGATCCTCTTGCATCTGCCCCATACGCTCGGCCGCCCGGATCTGAGGCGCGCGCAGGCGCTCGTCGTTGTTGATGCGCTGGGCATCGAGTTGGTTGCGCTGGGCACCTAGGGCCAACTGACCCAGCCCCAGACCGATCTGCCCTTGAGCTCTGCGATCAGCCCCGGCCTCGGCCATGGCTGCGCGCTGCATGCTGGCATTGACTTCATTGGTGCGCAGCTGCATATCGGGCACCTTGCCCTGGGCGGCCAGGTCGGCGCGACTTGCGTCCAAGAAGTTCTGTGCTGCCGGGTTGTGGGCCGCGCCTTTTCCGCCCCAGCGTTGGGTGTTCATGATGGAGCTGGCCGAAGTCTCCAGATTCTTGAGCCGCTGGCGCGCAGCCCAGTCGTTACCGCTGTGCGCAACTGCGGGAGCACGGAGCCCAAACCCGCCATCTTCGGGTTGACTACCAACAGCAGTTGCAGCATTAGAGGCCGCCAGATTGTCAGCGGCAGCCATGTTCCGCGCATTGGGCTTGCCCGTGAATCCGGCCGGGAAGCCCATGCCGCCTGCTTGGTCGCTGTACTGGCCGCGCCCATGGCTGTACACGCCGTCCATCAGCTGGTTGCTCGGAGCGTCCGCCGTTGAACCTGCTTGAGGAGTCGATGCGTTCGGGCTCACAAGAGCAGGATTGGATGTACCCCGGCCGGCGCCGGCAGAGAATGTGGCGGGTGGAGAAGCAGCCAGCGATGCAGCCGCGGCCGGCGAAGCTCCGCCATAGAGTCCTGCAGCAATGGCAGGAGCAGCATTGACCGCGCGGCCGGCGTTGTTCACTGCGGTGGATGCAGCGTTGAGGCCGCGACTGATCGCGCCGCCGGTCGCTGCAACACGCCCTACTCCACCCAGCCCTGGCAAGGCAGCCACGGCGTTGCCTACGTTGCGCCCCGCCTCCGTATTGCTCCAGGAGTCCTGCGAGCCATCAGCGGCAGGTGCCTTGGGGCCACCAGTTGGGATCTGGGCCAAAGCATCAGCGCGCTGACCGTCCGTCATGCCAGCTGGCGCTGGTGTGGGACTGGCCGCGGGCGCGCTGGGTGGCGCGCTGCTGAAACCGCTGTTGCCCGGCAGACGGTTGCCAGGGAAAGTATTGCTCGGGCTTGGGGAGGCGCTTGGCGTCAAGCCCAGGCCGGGCTGTCGCAGCTGGTCCTCTGGCGCGCCGCCATTGGCAAAGAACACTTCGGGCTTGAGCCCCAGCTTTGGCGCGGCCTTGGATAGCGGGCCGCTGGCGCGCGGGGCATTCAGGCCATATGCAGCCACTGGTGTATGCGTGGCATCCACCACACCTTGAAGTGCCTGCTTACCGCCCATGGCATGCACAGTATCAGGTGGCAGCACGAATTCACCCGGCTTGAACATGCCAGGAATGCTGTCGGGTGCCTGGTTCTGGGCCTGTGCCAGCTTCGCGCCCTTGTCTTTGGGGATGGGTTTGGACAGTCCGAACATGCGGCACCTTAAAAAATGTAGGTCGCATTGACCTGGGGAACATCGTGCCGAGTGGCTCGGCGCAGATCAGCGTCGGGCCTCGCGCCGAAGTAGCCCGTAAAGGCCGCCTCGGCCGTGGCCGCGCGCTGTGGGTCGAACCCATCGCTATCGGGCTGACTGAAAGCCCGGTGCAGTGCCCAATACACCAGATAGGGATGGCTGGCCGCATGGATCTCCGGTTTGTCCGGATCGTTGGCCAATGGCTTGAGCGGCAGGCGATAGGCCTCCAGCGTCAGCACCCCAGCCTCGCGCGGTGTGGGCACCAGGCGCAGCGCGCCCTCGGTCTGGATGGCGTACATCGCATCGCTGTCCAAGCACACGCGCCAATCCGGGTGATGACGGTCCAGCCACTCCCGCGTCACCAGCTCCACCGGCTTGGCTCGATGGCCTGCCGCGCTTGGCTGCCAGTGCAGATGCGCGATTTCATAAACTTTGGCATGGAGCTGATACGAGGCCTGACCCGCGCTCACGGCAATGGTGGTCACCGCCGGTGTGCTGTCATCGAGCAGCAGGCGGCCGCGCACGGCTGCCTCGTCCTGGGCTTCATTGAGCCAGCGTGTTACGGTCTCGTCTTCCCACAGGTAGGGCTCCAGCTTGTCGGTGGAGTCCTCGCGGAAAGAGGCGATCAGTTCCTCAAGGGTCATGTCAGCGCACCCCGAACTGGTGAATCAGGCCGTTGACCGTGATACGCATATCGTCCACCTTGGTCTTGGGATCAAAGGCGTGGTCGTACTTCTGGGCGTACTCGGTCAGCGCTGCTTTGTTCATACCCTGCACAGTGATCAGCATGGCCTCGCGCTGGTCGTCCACTTCCTTGGCCTTGTCGTCCAGAGCCTGCTGCTCCAGCGCTGCAATCTCTTGCTCGGTGAGCTCGGGCTTTTGCGTGTTGGCCTGGTTGCTGCCCTGCTCTGTAGTCAGTAGCGCGCCTTGCTCCGTGCCTTCGGTGCCGGTTTGCGCCTGGCCCAGTTGCTGCGGCGGCTCCTCCGCCGGCTTGAGGGAAGCCGTGCGCTTGAACTCCACAAACTTGAGCAGCGGCTTGGCGATGGCCTCGCTCACCAGGCGCTCCTCCTCGGGCTGCCAGATATGGCCGGTGGCGCGGTCGCGGTAAATTTTGCGGCCGGTATAGGTAATGCGTACAAAGTTCATGATGCTGGAGAGTGTTCAGATGGACGAATGCGGGCGCTACCCAAAGGCAGGCCCGCATCCTGGGAGCGCTCTTTACAGGGCGCCGGTGGAGATGACCTGCAGCACCACATCGACGCGGGCCGCCTTGGCGTTGGCCGCGCTCGAGGTGGTCAGCACCAGATAGGCGTCCTTGGGCAGAGTCACGGGCGCCTTGGTGGATGTATTGCGCAGGCGCGCAGCGGCGGCCAGATCCAGGTCGTCACCAAAATAGGCTGCGTCCTGGGGCACTTTGGCGCTGTCCACGCCGTCCACGTACTCAAAGCCCAGATCACCCTTGACGGATGCGGTCAGCCCGGTGGAGACAATGGCGTCAGAGTCCACCAGCGTGGAGCCGGCAGGGATGATGCCCAGTCGCACCTTGTCACCCACGGCCAGAGGCGCATTGGAGTCAGCGTCCAGCGCGCCGCCGTTGGCGCCGGTCTTGAGAATGAAATGCAGGGCATTGAGATTGCCCCAGGGGGTAGAGCCCAGCTGATTGCCGTGCTTCTGTTGGGTCGTCACGATAGACATGATTGGCTCCTAGACCGAATCGAGAGGGAACACGGGTCCAGACAGATCAGGCGCCGCGCCTTGGCCGCGCCCGATCGGACTGGATTACTGGCGCGCGCCGATGATGGGCACGGCGGTATCGAGGGCGATCACACCGTGATCGGTGTAATGCTTGGTGCCGTTGCCTTGGTCCACGGCCCAGCGCACCTTGGACGTGCCCTGGATGGCGCCAATCAGCAGCTCCATCTTGTCGTCGTGGTCGAATTCCTTCTCTTTCCAGAAGAAGGGCATACCACCGTGACGGCTGGAAGCAAACGCCTGGGCCAGGGCCTGGCCGCCCAGCAGCAACGCACGATCCACGGCGTGGGTCGTGCCGAAGCTGGCCGGCACGATGCAGGAGCTCTCCTGATCGCTGGTGTGACTGGCGCAGTACTTGATGGTGTCGCCGGCATAGAAGCGGATGGGGCGCGGCTGCTTGCAGATCAGAATGCCGTTCCACAGGCCCACTTCGCCCAGGAACAGAGGATGACGCTCGGCCTGGCTGGCGCGGGTCAGCGCGTTGGCCTGGAACTGGCGGAAATCTTTGTCCTGCGAGAACTGGTGATATTGAGCGGGGCTCACCATCAGCATACGCAGCGGGGAGTCGTCGGCGGCCTGGTCGCCGGGCAAACGGATTGCAGGAGGCGGCAGCGCGATGGACTCCACCAGCGTGCGGCACGCATCCACAATGGTCATCGTCAGCGCGTCAGAGGACTGAATGTCCAGCTCGCCCGCATTAACGCTGAAGCCGCGAATCGCATCGCCATCGGCAATGTAGTGGCGGTTCTTGGTGGGAGCCAGCACTGGGTTGACCGCGATGGCTTCAAAGTCCGCATGATCTTCGGTGGGGATGGCCCACTCGATGTTGTTGTGGAAGCCGCGCGCGCCAGCCAGGTGCATCAGCGAGCCCTGGTCTTGGTAACGGTCCATCAGGCCTTGGGCGATGGGGCGGCCGATCTTGCGAAACTCGACGGGCGAGCGCAGGTCGGTCATGGTGTCACCCACATCCACGGGGAAGCGCGCCTGGTTGACACGCACACGGGCCTTGTCCAGCGACACGCCCGTGCCCTTGCCCTCGGCCATGCGGGCACCCATGATGGGATACGCACCCACAGGCTGCACAAAGTGGAACTCCACCTCGTCGCCCTTGCCGCGCGACAGGTCAACGGTACGCACGATGGGCATATCGTTGGTGGTCTGCTTGCGCAGCGTTGCAGCTGCCGAGCCCTCGCCCTTGGGCATGGTGCCCACCATCTGGTTGAGCTTGGAGTTGCGCTGCATGGACTGCGCGAACAGTCCTGCAGCTTGTACGAACTGCGCATTGGACGAACCTGCGCCTACACTGGTCTTGGACATATCAAGTCCTCCTGCTATGGGACAAGGGCGCTCTCATCACGAGATGGCCCGGGAAATGGTTTGTGGCGCGCCTGACGGCTACACCACGCTATTCATCAGACTGGTCTGGCGGTCGCGGGGCAGGCTGCTCATGTACTCCAACAGAGCAACCGGATCGCTGGCCAGCGCGGCTGCGCGTTCTGCCTCGGTGCCTGCGGGTGCCGCTCCGGGCAGACTCGACAGGCTCACGGGAGGCGCAGTCTTGGCATCGGCCAAAGCCTTTGCCACGGCTGCTGCAGTGGGGTCGCCAGTCGCCGCGCCTGCTGCTGCCGCATGGACCTGCTTGAACTGGCCCAGCAGGTCAATCACGTCCTGGGCGGTACCCGCTTGCAGGGTGCGATCAATGGCGGCTTGCATGTATCCGGGCTGGCCAGACTTCCAGCTGGCGAACTCCTTGGATTCAGCGACTTCAAAAGCATCCTTGTGCGCATCCAGAATCTTCTGGGTATGCGCTTGCTCTGCTGACACGGCCTGCTCACGGGCCTGCGCCTCGCGCTGGGGCGCCAATGCAGCCTCCACTCGCGCGGCGACTTGATCGGCAACCAGCTTGTTGATGCCAGCGGCAATGTCTTCTTCGGAAAAGCTCCCGAACAGAGAGGCGTCAGCGCCACCCTCCACCAGGCTCTTGGCAGCTGCCAGGTTCTGGTCTGCCTGGGTCGGAGCCTTCCCTGCATCCGCACGAGCTTGGGCTTCGGCCTGGGCTTGCTGCAGATTGGCAGCCTGTGCGGCCGTCACCTGCTCCAGTTGAGCGCGCAGCTGTGCGGCTTCGGCAATGGCCGAATCGCGCGCGGTGCGTGCCTCTGTCAGCTTTTCATAGGGGATGGTGTAGCCACCGGACTTGCTGGCAATGGGCGCGCCTTCGTGCTCTTCCTGAGCCGATGCGGCTGCTGCAGTGCCTGCGGTGGTGGCAGTTGTGGCGGCTTCTGCGCCAGCGGCTGCCGCGGTCGCTGCTTGGGTGCTCTCGGAATTAGCCGAGGTGGCCGAGCCTTCAGGTGCAGAAACGCCAGAAGACCCGGAAGCATCCGCATCCAGATCCAATTCGCCTGCAAAGGCTGCTGCCAAGAGTTTTTGAGCTTCGTTCACTCTGCTGTGCTCCGTTCCCAGCTATCCGGCTGGGCCTGTTGGTGGGGCACACCGATTCGAGGATCAGGCCAGGGCCGAAGCCCTGACCATCACACTCTCCAGCGGTGGGAATGGGCCGACTCATCACGAGTGGGCTGTATCTCTTCGCTTTCGCGCTTCGATGGAATGAAGTGTCTCCGGGCTTCGCGGCCCGGTCTAACTCTAGTGGGGTACAGCCGCTAAGCCAGGTTGTCGCCAGTGCGCGGAGTCTCGATTCCCTGCATCCCGGTACTAGCCTCCTGCGGTACAGGCGGATAGGCCGGGCTGGTGTTCTCCCGCACCTCTGGCGCCGCGCCAGCTTCGGCAGCAGCACCGGATGTAGCTGCGCCCTCCGGCCCTTGCCCCTGGATATAGGGGCTCTTGATGTTCATGGCCGCTGTTTTGTCTGCCGTGGGGAAATTCGGGTCATCGCCGCCAGGGTTGGGCGCCTGGTAGCCGGCTCCCTTCATGATCTCGTCCGCAATGGGCGCGATCATGGGCATCTGAGCCACCTGGGCACCGCCCTGCATGGCGCTGTACGAGGCTTGCACACCCACTTGCACCTGCTGCGCAGCCATCAGCTTCTCACGCGCTGCCACTTCGCGCTCGCGCAGGTCCAGCTCTCGCTCCTTGAGGTCGCGTTGCAGCTCCTGCTCGATCTGCTTGCGCAGCTGCTCGGGGTCGGTCTGCTGGTTCGCTTCCTTGATCACCTTGATGATTTCTTCCTTGCGCGGCAGGTCCATGAGATCCAGCATGAACGGCATCACCACCTGCTGCATTTGCGGCGGTAGGGCCTTGACCGCTTCGGACAGGGCCGCGAGCTGCTGGGCGCGGAAGCTGGAGGAAGACGGAACATCCGACAAGGCCACCTTGAGCCGCGTGCGCTGCACATCATTGGATAGATAGCGCAGACCGCCCTCTTCCACAGTCTCATTGAGCACTACGGTGCGCGGCGGGTTGATAGTGTCGCCCTCGATCACGATCACCTCGCGTTCCTCGCCCAGGTCCTCGATCTCCAGCGCCAGGATCAACTCGCCCACCATGGCGCGCCCTTCCTTGAAGTTATCCATCAGGTCGGCAATGCTGATCTGCGACTGCTCCACCTGGGTCTGCTCCTGCACGCCGCTGGTCGCGTTGCCCTTCTGCCCCTGGAAAGCCGCGGTGATGGAGCCGACCCGCTGGAGCGCCGCGCGGCTGTCGGCCATCATCTGCAGTTGCTGGTTGTTGAGCTGAAAGTCGCGCTTGACCTCAAACCGAGCGCCTTGCTGGGCCATGGCCTGGGGGTCCAGCACGATGTCCGCATCCGGGCGGGCAATCTGGCGCCGGAATTGATCGTCCGTCATCGCCACGGCTCCCTTGGTGCGCTCGGTCCGGGTGCTGGCCATGCCCCAGCGTAGCTTGGCAATGGAACTATTGAGGTTGTCCTGCGGAAAGATCATGTCGCGCACCAGGCCGAACGGTACGCGCGTCATGTCCTCACGGTAACCCCAGAACGGCACATATGGGAAATGCGGGTGCGGATAAGGGCTGGCGCTGTCATGCAGCATGTGCGGGCCCATCCAGTACGAGCGGCGCATGCGTGCCACGGTCGCGCGCTCCAGCTTGCCTTGGCCGCCAGCCACGGCAGCCTGGTGAGCAGGATTTGCCGCATCAAACTCGACCACGCGGCCGCCGCGCATCTTTAGCAGCACTACGTTCACCCAGCGCCGGTACCAGAGCTCACCCAGGCATACCTCATCCGACTCATGGCGGTACCAGGCCTGCTCGCGTGTGGTCCAGGCACGATTGGCGTCGGCAGCCGAGAGCAGCCCCGTCGATACGCCGCCCTCGGTCACATAGTCGCCGTAGCCACCCAGGCCGCTGACGGTTTGCGCCTGCATGATCAGCGCTGCCTTGTCCTCAAAGGCGCGCGCGGTGCGCTCCTTGCTGATGAAGCGCTCGCGCAGCAGCCAGCGCGCATCGGACAGATCCTTCTCAGAGGCGCGCATATCCCAATGGATTTCATTGCGGTGGATATAGTGGCAGCGGGTCTTGTACTCCAGAGGGTTGCTGCTGCGCGCCACCTCGACCCAGCCCAGGCCCACGGCCGCCTGCGGCTTGAACGCCTCGCTCATGGCCGCGTCCGCCTTGGAAAAGCGCTCGGCCTGGTTGAGCCGGTAGTTCAGTGCGTCCGCCACATCCTTGCCCGTGGGGTCGCCGTCCGGAGTCACGCGCCAGTCTGTGCGCGTCTTGGCCTCAAACCCGCAGATCGCCGCGATGGCCGGGCCAATCACGTTCTCCTTGGCCGGCGGCACACCGGTGGCCTGCAGACGCTTGAGCAGTTCGGTACTCAGCTGGTTGCCGTCTGCATAGTCGGCCTCCTTGTCCGCTGCCGCGCGCCAGGGTGGCTGGTCAATGCACTCCTGCACGATCTTGGCGTATTCCAGCACGGTCATGGGCTGGCCCAGATCCGCGTTTTGAGGGGGCTTGATGTATTGCATGTTGGCTCTCACTAGCGCCAGTCGGGCGCATCGGCTTCCTGATAGTCATCGTTGGCACTGGGAATGCCTGGCATCTGCGGCACCCACAGCGCCACATAGCGCATGCAGTCCGCGCCATGGCTGAATTCGTCGTGCAGCGGCTCCATGGGCTCATTGGTGACGGCATGAATGCGCCGCTGGTAGCGCTTCAGGCACTCCAGCAGTCGCGCGGTCTTGGTCGCGTCGAAGTAGCAACGCGGCATCAGCATGCGGACCTGCTTGATGCCCTCTTCCACATCCGTGGCACGCGGCTGCACCATGACCGAGCGCCGCCCCAGCTCTCGCAGCAGCTGCTCCGTGCTCTTGCCGGTCTGAAAATTCTTGGTCTTGCCGTCATGCGGCAAATAGTCCGTGCCCCAGCGATACGGCAGCTTCTCCAGCTTGGCCACATACCAATCCAGCGTGCGATGGCTGTCCTCGATGTGGCCGATGATTCGCACATCCTGGGGGCCGCGCTGCACCAGTGCGATGCTCATTGCATCGTTCCAGCCCAGATCCCAGACCGTGTGCACCGGCAGCGTCGGGTCATAGGGAACGTCGCGCGCCCGGTTGTCCAGATACACAGACTCCATCTCATGGCGGTAGATCGCGCCGGCCGCCACGCGCCGCGCCTTGCCCTCCCAGATATGGGCGTAGTCGTCGGCCAGCATGGTGCGCTTGGCCTTGCGCCGCTCCTCATCCAGCACGCGCGGAAACCAGGGGTTGTCGCGCCAGTTGATCTCCACCACCCAGGTATCGGGGCTAGGCGTGGCGATGAAGCGCTGGTAGGTTTCATCCGTCTCCATGTCCGGGTTGAGGGTCAGCCATATCTCGCTGCCCTCTTTGCGAATCGTCGGAATCAGGGTGTCCCAGGACTTCTTGCTCACGCCATGGGCTTCTTCCACCCAAACGATGTCGCAGCCCTCAAAGGACTTGATGGAGTCCACGGTGTGGCTCTGCAAGCCTGAAAACAGAAACAGCGAGCCATTGATGCCGCGCACCTCGGTTTCCAGCACCTCAAAGAAGGCGTGCAGGTTCAGCCGCGTGATCACATCCTTGAGCAACTGGTGCACCGACTGCTTGATGGACTTCTGAATCTCCCGGGTGCACAGCACGCGCAGGGGCCGGCTGGCCGCCATCACCAGCAGCACGGCAGCCACGGTCCACGACTTGCCGCCGCCGCGCCCGCCATGCATGACCTTGTAGCGCTTCGGCTCCCAGATGCCGGCCAGCTTCTCAGGGATGGCCAGCACCGGCACCTCGGGCATGCCTTGCGCAGTAGAGGGGACAGGAGCCAGCTTCATTCCTGCTCGTCCTCATCGGGCTCGTGCACCGGCGCTTTCACATGCACGATCTGAATGGCCGGAGGCACATAGCCAGCGGCACCAGGTGCAGGCTCGTCCTTTTCCTTGTCATCCATGCCAAAGGCCGTGCGCTCCATGTCCACCAGCATGCGCAGGCTCTCAGAGAGCGTCTTCATGGTCTTGGAGCGCTCGGGCAGGCTGATGACCTTGTGGTACAGGTCGTTGAGGCGGTCAATCCCGTTCTCATCCGGGTTGCGCATGTTCTCGCCCAACTGCTCCAGCAGGGCTACGGTGTCGGCATCCGCCTGCTGCTCCAACTCGTCCAGCAGCGCATTGGTGATGCGCCGGGCGCGGTGAATGTCACGACGGTGGGCCAGGCGCACATCGGCAATGGCCTGCGCATTGGCATCGACTACGGCCCGCTCCGCAGCTCTGGTTTCCTTGGATACCTCGCTGGATACCGCCGCTTTGGATACCAGCGCATCCGCCTTGCGCTGGATTTTCTCGGACAGGTCGCGCTCCCATCCATCGCGCTTCGCTCTCTTATTGATAGCACCGTGCGTAATGCCGTTCTCATCTGCGATCTGACGCAGCGTTTTTATGCCGGCACGGTAGTCAAGCTCGATGCGCTCCCAATCCGCAGGCGCGGCTCTGCCCGCCCCCCTTGTGCTGGGGGTGGACTGGGTACTTGTTTTGGGTTTGGATACTGCCTCTTGGGATGCCATGCATCCAATACTGCAGGTCCCCAAACAGAACGGCGAACCCTAGTGGGGCCTCAAGAAATACTTAGGCAAGCTGTCAGCCCTAAGGTCCACAATAAACTACACACAAAAAGCAGATTTGCAGGCGCGTCTACCGCATGGCACGCCAATTTATGCTTCCATGAATGCGGCGGTAAATATCACTGTGGGCACCACCACCAGTATTAGGATGAGAGAAGAAAACAATATTCGATGCATCGAGATAATTAATCTTCCCTTTTTCTATTGGAATACGTCCAACTGACGAATAAGTAATTTTATCGGCTTCAATGCAGTTCGTCGGATTACCAGTCGTTGGAGGACCAGCCAATGAAATAGAAGCGTCCCCTTGATCTTTGCATACGGCATTCCACTGCTTATGTGATCCTGCCATATCTGACCAAAATGCTGTAGTTACTGCGCTGTCATGGATGCTGGAAGTCAGTAAAACAGTGTGCGCACGATCAAGACACCCTTCTTTGTAAGCAAAACCATCACCCGCACCATCAGTGGTCAGCCTTCTGATCGAAAATGCCCCTTCCCACCCAATCAGAACATCCCACTTACGTGGAGGTCTCGGCCCATCCCAAACACTGTCACCACACACAGCGGAGAACATTGCCCTCGCGCCAAACGAATGCCCTAACGCCACCAAAGTCACATCGGATGGAGCAACAGTTCTAACTACATCTAACACATCAGCAAGCCAGATTGCACCGACTTCATCTGCATCGTGAGCTTTCGCTGTGTAACTGGCGGCACGAATCAGCGGATCCAACCATTCAGACGTCCAAATACTGGGCCAAGTCACACCAATGAACAGGGGCTCGTACCGTGATTGGTCGGCTACTGCAGCAGCATAAATATGGGACGCAATAGCATTGAAGTTCTGTACAGCTTCAACTTGTGGCGTATTCCACCCCATGGATACCACAATTATGTGGGTATACGGCTTTCCATTTTCAGCTCTGAGCTTTATTGCTCGGTTGAGCTCTGCTGAAAGTGCTTTTAATGCCAGCTCAGAGTCACGTTGGGCGGTTACGCTATTGCCAGTTGCTGCATCTTGATTAAGACAGTGCTTCGCCGGTGCTTCACCGGCATTGTTACCAATATCTCCGCCCCATTGCGAGTACATTGTATAAATTACGCAGTTACCGACACCATAAAAGTTCCCCTCATATTTCATAACATGAGAAATATAATGGGTCTTAGGGTCATGAATCATCCTAAACTTTACTTTTCTCAAACCAGATTGGTCATTTTTATTATCTACAGGAAATTTGGCATCTTTACCGACCGCATGATGTCTTCCCTTATCAAATCCAATCAGGTAACCGGGAAAATTCAACGCTATGGACTCAGGGCCGTAAAGAGCATCGTGAAATACACCATTTTCACCCAGCCCACCTCTTGTCGTGATGGAATTTTCTTCTTGAAAATATCCTGTTGGTCGCCCCCCTGCGCAGCCCACCGCAAATAGGCTGCACATGCAGAACGTTATGACTATTCCTATTCGGACAAGATTCATACAGCCTCCTATCAGGTCGGCACAGAATGCAGTCTTATTAACGAACTCATCATGACCATCAGACTTATAGCTTGTCAATATCAGGATCAATCTAAAATTGGTCAATCATTTCGACGAAGAAGACCACTGTACAAATGTGTTCCCCACTGCTTAAATGGCAGGCTTTCTACTGCGTAAACTCCAGCTTGCTCTGTGCCGAGCTCTCTGCGTGAGCCTCCTTCAGCCCCCTGTATCTACGTTGCACATCCCGAAGCTGCTGCGCCATCTCCACCATGCGGGTTTCCATCTCCTGCACGCGCTCCAATGCAGAGGCCTCAAGCGCCTTACCGGCCAGCATCGGGGCCAGTTGGCGCGCCTCGGCTGGCACCAGCGTCATCACCTCATCGCCCTTTTCGATCTTGTAGACCCCGTTGGGCATGACTGTGCACGACACCGCCTGTGCGGCCACGTGCTGGTGCAGCGGACGGTAGCACTGCTTCTGGGGGCTGATCATGCCCTCGCCTCGCAGCACTTTGATGCGGTCGTCCACCGTGGTGGGCTTTAGTCCGGTCATCGCCACAATGCGCTCGCGCGTCGGCTCTCCGCCCGCATCGTGAATCTGCCTGATTGCCTCAAACACCAGCATGAGCGTCGGCGTTTCCTCCGTGGTTCCCAGGTCCACGCCCCCATCACGGGCGCGGTGTGTCGATGTTCCAGAGGTTTGCTTTGCTTGTGTGGAATTCATTGATGCTCCAGGGTGTCGGGTTCTTAAACTTCTTAGGCCCACAGGGGCAGCTTCTTGGGCCACAGGCCGGCCTTCAGGATCTGTTCGCGGGTAAATCGGCCAGCCTCGATGCCGTACTCACGGTGGGCCTCTCGCCCTCCGCTCTCCAGCAGTCGATACTGGTCATAGGCCACATGGCAGCCTTCAATGCCGGGGCGGCTGCAGCACAGCGGGAAGCCTGTGCGGTCGTCGGTCTTGAGGCCCAGGCCCTTGCCGTAGTTCAGGTGGGCATGCTGGCTATAGCCGCTGATGCCGCACCAAAAGCAAGGCAGCTCGGCCACCAGCCGGCGATAGGGCTCGCTTTCGATGGCGTGCTCTTTCGGAACCACGATGCCCGTCGTGCCAGCACCAGGGGCCATGGTGACGTTCTCAGGCACCAGGTTGGCCGTAGCAAGGGCGCTCTCGATCTGACGGGCAGCGCGCTCGGCAAGGCGCTGCTCACGGCTGCCAGCCTGCCCCGGCTCGCAGTAGTGGCCCTCGTCCTGTTCGTCACGGAGCCCAGCGCCAGCCCAGCCGCTGCGAGACTTGAAGCCCTTGCCGGGATTAAGGGGTTTACGGCGCATCAGCATGATGTGTCCCCCTGGGTCGCGGCACGCGCTGCAAGCAGTCGCTCTACCGCGCCACGAACCAATGCGCTATCACACCGCTTCAATCGTCGTAGTCGAAGGAGTTGAGGGACAAGCAGCTTCCATACTTGCTCCGAGATAGGTTCGTCATTCAACAATGAATGTGCGAACCAGTCAGAGCAAGCGCGGCCTGTCATAGATCCACGACCAACAATCGAGATAATCGACCTCAGATAGTTTCGATCTTCTTGAGCACGCTTCAAGGCCTGCTGGTAGTCGTTCAATACCATGAGGGCCCCCAATCGTCGACCAGCACGGTATCGCCATACTCGTCCATCACGTAGATCCGGCGGGCGCCCACCTCGATGGTGTTGCCGCAGCGGTTTTCCATGGTGACGCGATGCATGTACCGACCGTCGCACATGCGGTCCAGGTGCGGCTTCAGCAGCCGGGTGGTCGTGGAATTGCTGGGCGGCTTGCGCTGGCCAGCCAGTGGCACGACCTTGCCGAAAAATGCGGTGTCCAATGGCTGGATCATTTGACCAACCTCACTTCCAGGCCCAGCAGGGCCTTCATCAGGTGGCGCTTGAGCTTGAATTCGGTGGTCAGCACACCCTTCACATCCTCGATCACCTCCACGCCCTTTTCCACGTAGACGAAATCGGCCACGTAGCGTATGGCCGGCTTGACGCGGCTCGCATCGGCAAACTTCACAGCAGGCACCAGCTCATAGGCCACCTGGCGGCGCAGCTCGGTGATTTCCCCAGCGCGCAGCTGCATGCACAGATGGCCCCAGCGGCGAGCCTCGGCACGGCTGTCGAACTTCACCCCATCGGGGGTGACGGTCTTCTTGTTTCCGTACTTGGCTCCACCGGCTCCAGATCGCTTGGCCGCGGCTTGAACCGCAGGCGCTTGAGTTCCGCCCGCACGGCTTCCCGCATTCCCAGCCACAGCCCGTGACCATGTGTCACGGATTCCTCTTCCAACTCCGTAGCCCTGTGCCTTGAGTAGTGCCACCACCCCGGGGTCATTGCCAGTTGCACCAGATGGTCCCTGGCTTCGAGGTAGTGCGTTGGTAAATCGTTTGGCATTCATCACCTGCCCCCCTGCTGGTAGGCCAGCACAGCGGCGGCAGTTTTGCGCTTCTCCTGATTCAGGCGCATGCGGTCTGCCCGAGCCAGGACCTGGGCATGGGTGAAGCGACCGGCCTTGCGGGCGAAGTGATCGCGCAGCTTGGCCAACTGCTGCAGCGTGCTGCGCGCTGGGCCTGCTGGTGCACTCTCAGGGGCTGGCAGCGCCAGCGCAGCGCGTGGTGCAGGCAGTTGCAGCTGGTGGCGCACATCCTCGGTCAGAGCCTCCAGACCACCCGGCAAGCGCCCTGCGGTCATAGCCTCTTGCAAGGCACGGGTGCGCCCCTCGGGGTCATGACCAAGGCTCACCTGCACCACAGGATGCTGGCGCAGCGCGCGGGCTTCGCCAGTGATGCGGCCGTATGCCTCAACGAAAGCCTGTCGGGCACCGAACTTATCGCCAGCACGCAGCAGCGGCGCGGCCACGGACCAGGCATCGGCAATCTCGTTCGTCCACACGATGGTGGCGCTGTCGTCTGAGCTGGACAGTGCCAAGGCATAGGCCTCCGCCGGCAGCAATCGGCCCATGGCGTGATCCACGTACTGCAGCACCGTGCCCGTCAGGATCTGCCCCTTGTGCTCTGCACGGATGCGGGCCAGCGCCATGCGCAGCAGCGACTTGTCGATGTGGGACAGGTCAGAGGCCAGCAGCCTCAACGACGCGGGGCGGATCTGCTGCCCCGACAGCTCCATGGTCGCGCCAAGTTCTTCGATCAGCCAATCGGTGTCGAGTTCGTCAAGCATTGCCACCCTCCTTGCTTCGTCGCATCAAGCGCTTGGCTTCCTCGATGGCATCGAAGTTCGCGCTGCTCTTGTCGGCCGCCTGTGCAGCTGTCGCCGTCACGGCCTGACCGCGTGCCCACTGGGTGCGGTAGCCCTCCGCCTGGTTGACCAGCACCCCCATGCCGTGGGAGTTCTTCACCACAAAGGCTTCGTTCACGTTCGCCACGTACCACGCGGCCACCAGCGGAGCTTCCTCGTGGCCCAGGCGCTTGACCAGCGCTTTGACGTTGGCATTCACCGGAGCGTTGCGAACGGGCTTGACCCCGTAGCGCTGCTCAAACGCGAAGCTGTAGGCTGCCCAGGTTTCCCGGCAAGCGGCCTGCAGTGCGGTTTCCTCGGTGTTTTCAGGTTGCCCTGCCCCACCACGGCCCGACTGCAAAGCAGGCGGGGATGGTTCATTGGCGGTTAAGTGACGGTTCAACTGATGATTTGGGGGCGGCATTTGCCCCTCTAGACCGGCGGCATTTGCCGGGGCTGGGGCGGCATTTGCCGGGGGTACTGCGGCATTTGCCGGTGGGGCGGCATCTGCACCGGGGGCGGCAGCCGCAGGGGGGGCGGCAGCCGCAGGGGGGGCGGCATTTGCCGCCACATTGGTTTTGCGCTTGGTGGTGCGCTTGCTCTCCGCCGGAGCCTTGGCCGGGTCAAAGCGCTTGGGGCAGACGGTGTAGCTGGTGCTGGTGTTGTGGCGGTACTCGCGGAACACAGCGCCAGCAGCTTGCAGCCAGGCCAAGGCATCGCGCACAGCGCGCTCTGACAGGCAGGTGCGTGCGGCGATGGTCCCGACTGCAGGCCAGCACACGCCATCGTCGTTGGCTTGGTCAGCCAGAGAAATGAGGACTGCCTTCTGGCTCGGGCTCATGCCCTGCAGGGGCCAGCAGGCCGCCATGATGATCGTGCTCATGCGGCACCGCCTTCCTGCGCCAGCCGCGCCTTGTGCGAACCCCACAGGCCCGCAATCCACTCCACGCCCTTCGGGGTGAACTTGGCTTGTGCGTAGGCATGCTCATTGCGCGGTGCCGTGCCCGTCTTCACCTTGAAGCGGCCGGCAGCCAGGTGCTCGGCATGGGGTGTCATCTTCCCGGCAAGGCGGTACATGATCTTGGCCCGCGCCAGGAACTCGCTGAACTCATGTTCATTGGCACCAAGCAGCTTGCAGACTTCGCGGAATCCCTTCTCGCCACTGGTAGCCGCGACGTAGCGGTCCACAAAGGCCACCTTGGGCGCGGCCAGCGCCAGCTGCTCCTGCTGGGCTTCTATCTGCTCGGCCTGCTCTGCTGCAAGGCGCAGCGCCTGGGCCATCGTCTGGGGCAGCTTGGGGGCCTGCTGGGCTTCCAGCTCCTGCCAGCGCTTGACCACCTTCATGCGGGCCACCGGGTCGTAGCCCAGCAGCAAGGTCAGGCTGGTGTCCTTGTCCAGCAGGTACTCGTCGTAGGTCTGGCCGTTCTGGGGGTGTATCCAAGGATGGATAGACCCACCGAACATAGTCCCCAGCTGTCCATGCATAGCGCGCAGGTCGCGCATCACATGAAAGTGATCCTTGCCGGTCAGCTCCGCAATGTCGCGGCTGCTCATGGTCAGCGGCACGGCCACCGGTGAAAGTTGCGAATTCAGACTCATCGGCCACGCCCTCCGAATTCGGGGGCCTGAACGTGGCCTACCAGCGCCAGCAACCCTTGGCTATGCTCATCTTCATGAAGCATCTTCTCCGCCACCATCTGTCGGTACGGCTTTTTCCACTCCAGCACATAGATTGCATCGCGGATGCGCGCCGAGGTGTCCAGCTCCAACAAAGCGCAGCTCCTACGGAAACGATGAAAGGTCACCTCATCGACCTTCGTCTTCAATTCGTGATCGAGCTTGCCCAGAGGACCAGCAATGCCGCGGGCAAACATTGGCGTGTGCTCGTCCCCCGCCAGATGAGCAGTCGCGTGATCCAGCACCTCCTGGGCATCGTCCGGGGGAAGCCCCTGCAGCGCATTGAGCACGGCCCCAAGAGCGGCTTTCTGCGCCTTGGTCAGGTGAGCGAGTTGCGTGATGTATTTGGTGGTGTCAGTCATTGCCCACCTCCTTTTCTGGGGTGGATGGCTGCGGCAGCTGCTGGGCTGCGCCTTTTGCCTCTTGCATACGCCACAGGGCGGCCTGCACACGGTCTATCAGTCGAGCAGGAAGCTCCATGGGCCACTGTGAGATGGCTTGGGAATTGATGCCGATGGCTTCCGCAGCCTTGGCGACAGAGCCGCCAAGCAAAGTTATGGCTTCAGTCTTGGTCATGCCGAATGTTAGAGAACTTACAAGACGTTTGCAAGCACTCTAACAGCCATAAGACGTAAGCTCACTAACATGTCAACGCTTCAAGACCGCATTGCACGCCTGATGTCAGAAACGGGAATGTCCGTTGGAGAAATTGCTCGAATTGCGGGGGTCACCTCGTCTGCAGTGACTCAATGGAAAGACGGCCCGACCAAGAGCCTAAAGACAGCGCCAGCAACAAAGCTCGCGGCAGCGTCTGGATTTAGCGCCATGTGGATTGCAACTGGAACAGGCCCAGAGAAAGGCGTCCACGCAGATTTCGATGAAAACGTCAAACCAACGCCGCCAGGAATGCGCGCCTACCCTGTTATCTCAAAGATACAAGCCGGGCTCGTGAAAGAGATCGTGTGCCCATATGAACCTGGCGACGGCTTTGCCGTTGAGTTCGGTGAAGACGATGCCTCTGACTGGGCCTTCTTTTTTGAGATCGAGGGTGACTCAATGCTCCCGGAGTTCCGCCCAGGTGACAGGGTTTTGATTGACCCTGAGGTATCTCCCCGCCCCGGCGATTTCGTGGCTGCGCGTAACACTAGGCAAGAGGCCACCTTTAAAAAGTACCGGGTGCGAGGCATCGATGAGGCTGGTCAAGAGATTTTTGAGCTGGTGCCATTGAATGACGACTACCCCGTTATGCGAAGCGATGAGCACCACTTGGTTGTCATTGGAACGATGTTGGAGCACCGCAGAAAATTTCGGCGGAAGTGATGCTCACCTGCTAAGAAGCGCCATATCTCATGCGCTCACCTTCCAGGTGGCAATGGGCGCTGCGGAAGCGGCTCGCAATCAAATGACAAGTTGAACCAGAGATCTATCGTAACTAAAGGAGGAGAAAAGTGGCAGTTCTGTTGATCACCTACGACCTAAACCAAGAAGTACGCAGACCACCTCTGCTTCAGAAGATCAAGACGCTTTTCCCAGAATGGGCCAAGCTTTCCGAGTCCTCATACGCTGTAAACACCCAGTTAGGCCCCAGACAGGTCTACGAAGCACTGCTGCCCATGCTCGACAGCAATGACAGCTGCATCGTCATTACGCTTACTTCACCATTCTGGGGCCACTCTAAGCACGAAGACGTCATCCCATGGCTGCAGCAACGCCTGTAGCGGATTGAGGCTCTGATGGCGTAATGGTTACGGCCACGCCTTCAGAAAGCATGCTGCGCAAAGCTACTTCGCCATCGCTTGTCGATGGCTCGATGTAGAAACGCCCATTGCTATCTATAGCCAGCCCGCACGGGACCGCCCTAAAGCCCGCATCAGCGGGCTTTTTTTCGTGTGTGTGGTGTGTTGCCATGAGATAAATATTAGCACTCTAAAATTATTTAAGTAAGTGCACTTGACATTAAATGTTAGTACTCTTACATTCCACTCATCGCCGCAATCATCGTGTTGCCGGCGCTGGGTGCCAAGTGACCGAGCCAGCACCCCGTTCATGCAGCCGCACGGCTGGGTAAACACAGGGCACCGCGGGCGGCAGCGGGATACAAAAGGTCGTCGGTCGCTCTAGTCAGTACTGCTCTGCCCCCGGATGGGATCGGCAACAGGAACATCGAAAGGCCTCGCGAAATCCATCCGCTGGGTTCTATACGGCGGTGAGGCATTCAGGGAGGCCAAGAGCAAAAACGCCCAGCGCGCGAGCGCCGCCGCCCGGAGCGCATCCGGGGTTCAAACCAAAGCCTTGCTTGCAGGGCTTCCGTTTGAGTTGACCTACAGGCCCAATTCGCTTAAGAATACTGTATAAATAAACAGTTAAATCAAGGAATGCCATGAATTGTCGTCTTGGTGATCTGGCCATCGTGGTCAACGATCTTGACTACCCCATCAACAACGGCTGCCTGCTCGAGATCACTGCTCGTGCCCAGGCTGGCGCCTATTCAATTCCCGCCGACTGGGTTGGACGCCCTCTTTCGACGTTTGACTTCGGTGGGCGCCGAAACAGCCCAGGTGATGGGCGCTCCGTTGTCTACAGGGATTGCGAGCTGCGCCCACTGCGCAACAGCGATGGCGCTGACGAAACCCTAGCGTGGGCTGAGCTGCCCAAGAAGGTGGACCCCAAGACTCCCGCCACAAAGCAGGAAGAGGTGGTGACAGCCACCCTGCAGACTTCTTTCCTGGGCGCCACTGTGCAGTGTGCCGAGCAATTCATCAGCGGAGCCTGGAGCCTGACTGTGCGCAGTGGAGACATGGGGTTTGACGTCCGGGTGGATGCTCATATTGCGCCGCCCAGTGGCTTCCACCCTGGCGACCGCATCCGCCTGGAATACAAAAAAGGCGACAACCCATTTTTCGGGCCATTCATCAAGGCGCACTTGCTGAATGCATAGGCGGCCAAGTAAACAACGGAGATTCAAAAATGTGAGCATTTAGCCAGCATGCGGCCATGCATGTGCCCTTCCCCGCAGGGCTATCGCGGGGCCATCAAGAAAGAGCGCGGCATTGAAAAACTAAACCGGGCGTGGAGTTAGGCAATCCGAGATGCCGCCACCGACAGACCGCAAGCCGGGTGATCCGCTCTTTTTCTTGATGGTGCCGGGGGTCGGCTCCCCGGTTCTTACAAACCAGGCCTGCAAGGCCCGGCTGGAATACTGCAAGAGGGTAATTGCACCGGTCTTAGGTGCCCATCATGAACACCCCGGGAAAGTAGCGGGGGCTATCTGGCGTGACTGCTCGAGCAGGTACGGCAGCACAGGAATTCGCCTGAGCTACCGTCAATTAGGAAGTCGGCGCATCCGCGTCGTGGCGACAGTGGTCACGCCAGATGGCGCAGCACCTTTTATTAACCCAAGTGCGCATTTCTTCTGCCTGACCCTCATCGGGCTGAAGGAAGCTGCGCCATCTAACTTTTCCGCCGGGTCTGGGGCCTATCTCCTCCCTCCCTCTCTGAACCATTCCCCAGGCAGACCCGAAAGGTCACCGGCTTTTTCTTCAAGCCCGCAGCAACCGCTCGCGGGCTTTTTATTTGCCCAAACCACCCTCCACAGGAGTTCCCATGGAAATCAAGATCGATTTGGACTTGCCCAGCATCTTCTCCCAGGCTGTCAGCGCCGAACGCATCCAGCCAATCGTTGGGTCAATCTGAGCTACTGCACTTTTTGTGTTTCAGTTTGATACATATCAACCGATAACCTCATATGAACTGAACAGACTCAAGGAGATTTCATTGAAGCGATGCATCATCAAAGTAGCAGGAGCCTGCTACACAGCCCTATTCCCAAGCACATGCGCCGCACTTGAAGATGCCTTGCAACGCTTCCCAAGCGCCACCGCGATATCCGTGAAAGCCGCTTGAGTTCGGTTTGATCTAGCTATTCATCCAACAGCCAACGCCAACTAGCAATCGTGTCTGCGACCGTTGCGCAGTCCCGGCTTAGCCAAATCAATACTGAAATAGCTATGCGTCCATCAACGCTGTCTATCAGCATATCGATCGCCATTTCAGGCTTCATCCTTGTTTCCTGTACGAATGAGGAGAGCCACAAACTTGAGGCCAGGCGAGCTGCCAGGCGGCTGCTTGCCTTCCCTGAGCATGCCGAGTTCAAAGACGTGAAGTTGAGCAAGAACGGCGATGCTGTCTGCGGATTTGTGGGCTTTCGTCAAGGTGAGTTAGCGTCCTATCCAGGCAAGAAACCATTTGTCTATGAACTCAACACGCACACCACAAGCCTTGTGGAAATGCTTCAGGACAAGGACTTCAAGAACTTTATAGAGGACAGGCTCGAAAACGAAGATGAAGTTGCCAAAGTAAAAAACTTGATCAAGACCTGCCGCGGGCAATCTCTATGGCAGACGAGCTGCTCTCCTGCACTTGATATCAAGAAGCACGCTCTCTGCAGCTATGTTGAGCCTCCCACATTGCTTTAGCGATGCCAAAAAACCAGCCTTAACACCTGCTAGCAGGGTTACCGGCCTTTTGAACGAATTAGTGTGCAGTTTCTATCCTCTGGCCTCCCAAGAAGGCCATCCGGCGTGATCACTCAAGCAGGTACGACAGTTCAGGAATATGCCTGGGCTGACGGCAATCACGAACTTGGCGAGAGTGGTCACGCCAGATGGCTCAGCAGCTCTCCTAAACCTAAGCATGACGCATGAATGCTTCACGTGTAATTTGTGGAATTGGCGCTGAGTGCTTCAAGCAAAAATCAATGAAAGCACTCTATGCATGCAAATGCTCGAAGAGCAAGCTTACGTGGGAGAGAACTTCAAGCCAAGCTGAGGCAAAGATGCTGGTACGCCCCATTACCTATCACCTCGAAATTTCACAGGACTCAATTAAGAGCGAGCCGGTCGTCCACCTTGAGTCATCAACACCATTTCAACCCTTCACCATCGGAGACAAGATGAGTTGGAATGGATTTAGAAATGCCAGATGGCACCCTGAGCCCCAGACAGGACAGTTCCTACGTGTAAAGGATGTGCTTCACTTTATTTGGGACATACGTGGTGCGAACATCGGCCACAAAGTTCGTCTGTGCGTCGAAATATGCAACGTCGAAGACTAGCCAACACACCGCTGAACCAAACGTCTTCGATTTCTTTAGCATGCTGCCTTCTAGGCGGACTGCTCCAGACTGATGCGCTTGCACGATGAACTGCCAGCAAGCTCATGTATGTGCCGACCCGCTGGGCTCTAAAGGATCCACAACAGTGAGGGGAATTTGCGTGTCCGTACACCTCGTAATGAATTACGCAGCAACAGTCTGCTGCTAGTGACGCGATTCCAGTAGCATTCGCGTTGGGCCCAGCTATTAGGACGTAGGTGGAGCCTCTTGCGCCACCCACAAGGTGGCTTTTTTTATCCTGAGTTCAGGTCCATCCGGCGTGACTGCTCGAGCAGGTACGGCAGCTCAGGAATGGGCCTGGGCTGGCGGCAGTCACGAACTCGGCGCTTTGCGTCGTGGCGACAGTGGTCACGCCAGATGGTTCTACCCTCTTTGGTGTAAGTCGAGCTCGTCTTGTTTGCCCCAAAAGCGTCATGCAGAATTCGACGCAATCCACCTGTTACGCCGAGCCTAGGCCCCCCCTCAATCTTTCCCTAGGCATGACTCGAAAGGTCATCGGCCCTCTATTCAAAGCCCGCAGCACCTGCTCGCGGGCTTTTCTTTTTGAGACACTCAGTCACGCAGCATTTAGCTTGGCAACCTCATCAAAGAAAGATAACAGCCGCGAAGGGAGGGTGCACCGTTTGAGGTTCCACAGATATCACAAGTTGAATCAAAGGTATCCAATCGCTTAATCTGTAAGCTCCTACATACCTACTTACATCCGCCAGTTACAACAAGACGGACTCACAAAGAAACGTCAGCTCGCAGGTTCTGCGGCCAGTCTCTGAGATGTAGGGAGTGTCCTCATGAAGCAAGTTAATCCTGCTGCCAAGCACGCAAACCGCGCCTATGTACGCATGCATACATATGTGACGAAACATTTTGACTGGGATCTCTTCACCAAGGACTACCGCGTAGTCCTGAACACCGATGAGGACGGAGGCGTCACGCTTTACATCGTCAAAGTCTTCGACAAGAACGGCCAGTTGGCTGCATTAGGGCCAAAGATTCCTAACCAGATTACGTTCTCGTACCGCCAGGCGCCCATCATGTCGGTATGGACTGAGTTCTTCAACGACGGCAAATTCACCTGGCGCAATGTCTCGTGCCGCTAGATGCGACAGTGGTCACGCCAGATAGCAAGTCAGATTTACTTCTTCACACCACCGACAAGGTAGACGTTGCCCTCGGCCACGTTATTGAGAAGCTCGCGATACACATTCACCAAGTGATCGCGGCCGAGCCTGAATTCAGGGTCCGTTCTATCAGGCCCGTCCTGATGCTTGGCATCCAGCTGTGCAGCGCGCAGCTCTCTCGCCACCTGATGCGCAGTCTCTGGTGGAAGCACCTTGACGACTGCCGTTAAGATCATGGACAACGCAGCGAATGCGCCAGATTCCTCCTGGGTCATGAAGCACCTCCAGTCTGTTGACCCATTCTAGTTTCCAGCCGCGCATGGGGCTTATTTCTTCCCACCATCTCTGAACCATTCCCCACGCAGACCCGAAAGGTCACCGGCTTTTTCTTCAAGCCCGCAGCAACTGCTCGCGGGCTTTTTTTTTGCCCTCAGGAGACTCCATGCACTCATCACGAACTAATACCCCGACGACAATGCTGCTGCTCGCCGCCCAATGGGGCCTCACCGTCTTCGGCCTCTTCTGCCTCGTCGGCGCGGCCGTGGTGATCGCACTCACGCCAGAAGCCTGGCCCCTCTGAGCATTCAGCTTTGAAGCTACAAGGAGATCCTCATGCTGAAGACGATTGTTGATTCTGTGCTTGTCATAGTTGGCGCCCTACTTCTCGCGGCATGGTTGGCCGCGCCTGATGCCCAAGCCGATGAACCCCAAAGTATTACCCGGAGCCTGCGCGATGAATTCGCCTGCCCAGGCATGCACGCCGAATGGCTGGACGCCAAGACTGTGCAATGTTTGAAGGAAAGCCCGTAATTTGACATCCACAAGACCTCACCAAAGAAGGTGCTTACTTCTTCATCGACCCAAAATATAGACAATAGCCATTGAAGCATTCGGCGCAATAGCTTGATTCAAACCCAATTTTTCAACCCCTTGTCTGAGAACCTGCACTACAGCCGTCCACTAGCGAGCGGTAGGCCTCAAGGTGTGCAATGAATGCGATTGAGTTCACTCCAATTAAAAAGAGACAAAGGCTTATGACCAAGCCACCAATCCAGCTTGAGCACTTACCGTCGAGGCGAAGCAGGAAGCGCAACCTAGCCCTCGCTCGAGGCTTCCTACTGAGCTGCCTAGCGATCCTTGCGGCCTGCTTAGTTTTGGCAGGCTGCAAAGCTGAATCAGGAACGGGACTCGACAAAGCTGCTGCGTCCTTCAAAAAGGCAGCCGTTAGTGCCTGGCAGTGTCCTGGGATGAAAGCTATTTGGGTCAGTGAGAGTATCGTGAAGTGCGTTAGAGAGGAGCCATAAGCAAATGAGTCGCGCGCCCTGGCGCAGCGCTGCATAGAAGGATTCGGCCAGCAAGAAACCACCTGCATGACGATGCATGTCTCATTCGTTCTGCTTGATTCGGACAGGAATCAATCCGCGCTATATGTTGCTGCGAACAAAGAATGGACCATCTCCACCTGTCCATGGCTGCCTATCAGGGCCATACATCCATCGACCAATGTCCCCTCCCATGTTCATTGATCCCATTGCACAACTAGATCGCTGATCAGCCATCGAGACAAATTCAGGCCTCGGTATCACTGCACAGCCAGTAAGCGCACTGGCGAGGATGGAAATCACAAGAAGCACTTTCATGGCACCCCCAAAGAAAGTGAAGCCTCTAGGCTACTCACTCCAGAGTCAGAGTGAGTTCTTGTTGGACAGCTTCTTGACTAACTAGTTCATCTGACAGCTCGCATGAGTGCGGGCTATTTTGTTGATGGAGGCCCGATGCTCAAGAGCATGATCGTTCACGGCACTGCCGACAGCTAGAGAGTGGCTCAATGAAAAGAACTCCCGCAAAGCCAACCGCGAATTCCTCGTGCGCGGCTGGCAGCACCTCTCCCTCGGCATGCCGAGTGGTTGGGTGAAAAGGCCATGCAGCGTTTGAAGTAGGCTTCTGCCGAGAGTTATTGACCGCTGTAGATCACCTTTTCCTGCTGGGCGCTCAAGATGCTGTCCATTATTTGCTCTACGGCATAGAGGTACTGGATATTGGACACAGGGCCGCGAGCATTCGGCGATAGCCATGCATGAGCACGCTCCAGCGATGCTGATGCGAAGAAATACTTGTCAAGAGCAGTATCTCTGCGGGCTCTAGTCGCTGCAATGCGCTGTGCTGCCACGTCCAAGTAGAGGCAGAAATCACGCGGCTGTAGCCAGCATTCAGCCACTGACTCTTTCAACCCGGCTAGTCCATGTAGTCGATAAGTCTTCAAAGACTCCGAGGCTGCTTTGTTGACTTCATCAGCGACACCATTGGATTTTTGCCCAAAGCACTCCAAAGCAAATGACGAAGCGCAAATTGCTGCGACGCCAACCGCAATAGCTTTAGTTCTCATGGCTTGCAACGCTTCACTAAAACGCGATTTAACTATCTTATTTTGATAGCACCCAAGACATTCTCTAAAGCCTAGCAGGTCGGATTATTTCAATTCATAGTGGAAAACCATTGCCCGCCATAAGCGGGCTATTTCTTTTGGAGCCTCAATGTTTAAGAGCATGATTATTTACCGCATTGCTGAGAGCTGGCAGGGCGATCTGCAGTTGCTGGCAGATGCCCTGCAAAAGACAGTTTTCGAGGAGTGCGGCGCCACACAGGAGCGCTCCGTGGGCTGGGTTCCGCCGCGCGGCGAGAAGCACGGCCCGCTGGTCGAGTCCGTGGCCGGTCAGTGGGTGATGCGCTTCATGACCGAGGCCAAGGTGCTGCCGGCCAGCGTGCTCAATCGCAAGGTCAACGAGAAGGCCGAGCACATTGAGAAGACCGAGGGACGCAAGCCAGGCAAGAAGGAAAAGCGCGAGCTCAAGGACGAGGCCAAGCTGGACCTGCTGCCCATGGCCTTCACCAAGCAAGGCAGCATGTGGGTCTGGATCGATGCGCAGGCACGCACGCTGGTGCTCGATACCAGCGCCCAGGGCCGCGCCGACGAGGTGGTCACGCTGCTGGTCGAAGGCCTGCCCGGCTTCGCCCTGGCTCTGCTGGACACACAGACCAGCCCACAGGCAGCCATGGCACATTGGCTGATGACGCAGGAGCCACCCGCCGGCTTCAGCGCCGACCGCGAAACGGAGCTGAAAGCTGCTGATGAATCCAAGGCTGTCGTGCGCTATGCCCGCCACCCACTGGATATTGATGAAGTCCGCCAGCACATCGAGCACGGCAAGCTACCCACCAAGCTGGCGATGACTTGGGACGACCGAGTGAGCTTCGTGCTGACCGAAGGCCTGCAGATCAAGAACATCACCCTTCTGGATGCGGTCATGCACGGCAACAGCAAGGATGACGGCGGCTTTGATACCGATGTGGCCATTGCCACCGGCGAGCTGTCGCGCCTGATTCCGGATCTGATCGAAGCCCTGGGCGGAGAAGGCCGCACCGCGCTGGGCGACGGACTGCCTGCATCGCTTCAGAACGCGCCCGCTGCGGAAGCCCCGCCTGCTCGCACTGTCAGGGCCGCACCCGCCCCGCACTGCGAAGCAGCTGGCGACGGCCCGGATCCTATTTATGCCGAAGCTGTGGAGTTGGTACGCAAGGACCGGAAACCCAGCATCTCGTACTTGCAGCGCAAGCTATTGATTGGCTACAACCGCGCAGCTGCGCTGCTGGAGCGCATGCAGGCCGAGGGGCTAGTGTCGCGCATGGATGCCAGCGGCAAGCGCACCCTCTGGGAGCCGACCACCTAGGCGTCCAGCGCCAGCAGCTGCAAGCCTATTCATAGATCTTCATGAATTGGGCTTTCTGTCTGCATCAATGAATCACCGCCCGCCCCTGTGAGCGGGCTTTTTGCTTTCTGGAGCCATGAAACCGGCGTACTACAACGAGACAGCACCATGACGCAAGCCAAGGCTCGGCCACCAGTGCTTGGAAACCGCAAGCCAACCGATCCGCAGATCAGCTTGGCGGATCAAGCGCTTCACCTAGCACCGGGCCCAGCCCGACTAACGGCCTCTGGTCAGCTGCTGACTGGCTCCTGTGCCGAGATGGAAAGTGGCGGCCAGTTGAACCCGGCACATTCCCGTTGGCTCATGGGGCTCCCGCCAGAGTGGGACGCCTGCGCGCCTACGGCAATGCCATCAACGCGGAACAGGCGCGCATCTTCATCGAAGCGGGCATGAGCTGCATGTCCTGACCACCAACACCCCAGCCCGCAGCCGCGGGCTTTTCTCATTCTGGGAGCCACCTATATGCAAGACAAGACTTCTAACCACGCCCCCATTCCCACAGAGCTCAACATCGCGCCGCGTGGGAAATCGTGGCTTCACGGGCAGCTTATTGATGGCGAGCAAGGCCATCCCACCAGGCAAAGCATGGAAAGCGCAGATCGCGCGCAGGCCATCGAAGCAGCCCCTGCCCAGGCAGCGCCCGCAGCCGTGGCAGTGCCTGATGGCTGGAAGCTGGTGCCGGTGGATTTGACGCCCGAAATGAAGCGCGAGTTCATGGATCTGCTCATGGACGGCATCGACATTTATGTGAACCGCCGCGATCAGATCGAAATCCAGACTGACGCACCGCGCAGGATCTGGAAAGCGGTACTTGCTCTCTCGCCAGCAGCACCCAAGGCGCAGGCAGACGCGCGGGATGCGGGAATCACATGGCCCAAGGCGCGCGACGTTGGCCGCATCGGAGACATGAGCCCTGCCGCTCACATCCGAGTGGGGTTCGACTCTGACAACGATGTGTTTGTATCCGTCTGGGACGAGAACGGCGGCGGAAGCATTGAGTTCTGTAATCCGGGCGGTGGCGGCGGCGGCCAATCAAGCCGCACTCGCATGGCTCTGGTCGCGCTCATGGTTGCAATTGAAGCGGATAACGCCGAAAAGCCATCGCGCGACTGGTGGGCGCAAGGGGCCACCCAGGTAGCCCAGCAGGGAGGTGCCGCATGAGCGGGCTATATCTCTACTGCCAGAACCCAGATTGCGGCTCTTACCTCGGTTCACTTGGTGGCAATAACTGCCAAAACTGCGGCTGGGTTGCAGTTTCGAGTGAAGGCGATGGCGGCGATCCGCTGGCAACCCAGCAGACACAGGAGGGCGAGTAATGTTCTTCGACCTTCCCTCAGACAAAACATGCATCCATCCGGAGCACAACCCGCCGACTGGCCTCTACATCCCGCCAGGAAAGGGATACTGCCATGTCTGCCCAGCATGCAAGACGGTCAAAGACGTTATCCCGCTGCAATATTCGCTCACCCAGCGCGCCCAGACGTCGCGGGCGTGGACGGTCACGGAAGAAATGCACAGGGCCGCCGTGAAGGTTCTGCACCGCGCAAATGGCCTTGACGGGCTCCCGCAGCGAATGCTAGACGCCATGCTCGCCGTAGCGGCAACTGGACCAAGGCAGGAGCGCAATCCTCAATCAAGAGACTGCCAGCGGCCAGAGTGCATGTCACGAGGATGCTTTTGTCACTGCATAAAGGTCAGCAAATGAGCAAGCGAGCCCGCGACCGAGGCGACAAGCGCGACAGATGGCGCGAACCAATCAACCACCCCGAGCCCCGCCACTGAGCGGGGTTCTTTTTTGGAGAAGTGCATGAGTAAAGAGAGCGCACTGCTTTCCGAGTGGACACACCAAGGCCTCTGTAATGACCTTGAGTCGCACCTGCGCGGCAACACCGACCGGATGGTGTTCCAGAACATCACCATGGGGCAGTACCACGGCGGCCGGCCCGATGTTTTCACGGTCATGAAGTCTTTCGCGAATTTCCGCGCTGACACTTACGAAATCAAGGTTTCGCGCTCTGATTTTCTGAGCGACGTAACAAGCGGGAAGTGGCGCAAATACCTAGACCATTCGCATGCGGTCTGGTTCGCTGTCCCCGAAGGAATGATCAAGCCCAGCGAATTGCCTGACGGCACCGGGTTGACTGTTCGTAGTGCCAAGGGCTGGCGTTCAGTGCGAAAGCCGAAGCCGCAGGCGATGGACACCCTGCCGCGCGATGCATGGTTGCGCCTGTTGATGGATCTGCACCCCATAGGGTTCAACGGCGAGCCCAAGGCACCCCGGGCAGCACCGAGCGCCTACAAGCTGGAAAAGATTGCACGCAAGCGCATGGGCGAAGAACTGGCCGCGCTGATAGCTAAACCAGAGGAATACAGGGAGCGCGTGGAGCGTGCCCGCCTTATGGCCGACGGTGAAGTAGCCCGCCTGACTGCTCGCAAAGAAGAAATGATGGTCGAGGTCAATGCAAAGAATGCCGAGCTAATCGAGGTTCTCGGTTTGCCGCCCGGCGCATCGACCTATGTCATCGGTTCCGCGATACGCCATTTGCGCGACGTAATCGACATGCGCGATCTGCAGGAGGCAAAGGACAACCTGGACCGACTCATGAAAAAGATCCTGGAGCGCATGCCTGAAAAGGCCGCGACTCAGAAGTCGTGAAGACCAGCGCCAGCACCGTGGGCCCGCCAGAATACAAGGCCTACATATCCCACCACTTCAACTGCCCTACATGCTGCGCTGCCGGCCGATCTGGCGGAAAGCAGGCGCGATGTCCGGATGGGCAGCGCTTATGGGACCTCTACCTGCAGGCATTCCAAGCCCTGTACCTAGCACCCTCAAACAAACTGAAAGCCCCGAGAGGGGCTTAACTTTTAATAGCACTATGACCAAAGCCACAAACAATTTCACCTGCTCCGTCACAGAAGCGGCCGAGATTCTTCAGGTGCATAGTTCCACCATTGAAAAACTCATTGCCGGCGGCGTGCTACCAGCTGGCAGAATCGGCCGCGCCTATGTGATGCGGACCAGCGATGTGCACCGCTATGCAGAAAAAGTCATCCTTGACCAGACTTCAGAGCGGCTTACCAAAGGTCATCGGCCAAGGTCGATCCGCGCAAGTTTGCGTATCGCATGAGCATTCTGTGGCTCTTATGGCCAGTAATTTTCATGATCTGCGTCTCACTGAGCTTGGTGCGCTCAAACAGGCGACTCGTCGCCTCGTGACGCAGGTCATGGAAAAGCAACCCTTCCGCCCCGGCGTGCTCAAAGATATCCACGAAAAGCCGCGACAGGAAATCGGTCGTGTCATTCAGCTTCTTCGGTGACTCCTCCCCCTGCAGGAAAGGGAACACCAAATCACCAGGGTCAGCATCACTGGGCTGGAACGCGCGCAGTTCCGCCAGTGCCACGGACGAAAGCGGGACTTGCCGCTTGTCCCCGTTTTTGGTCTTGTCCAGGAAAACTGTCTTTTGCGGCAGATCCACCTGGCTCCAGCGCAACGTATACATTTCGCGCATCCGCATCGCAGTCTCCACCGCCAGCACTGTGATGCACTTCAACGCCACTTTGTCCCGCCGCCCCTCAAGCACGAGGGGTCGCTGCATGCGGGGCAGCACACCCGTGGCGATCACCCCCAGGATTTTTTCCCACTCTCCCGGCTCAAGCCGCCGATCCCGTTCATTGTCTTTTCGCTGCACTCCGGCCACGGCCGCGTCAGCCTTGGTGTATTGAGCGTAGCCGCTTGGCAGCGAACGAAGCGCATGGTCTGGCATCGTGAGGAAGCCTTTGCGCATGCCCCAGTCCGTGGCGCGAGCGAGTGCACCGACCTTCGCATGAATGGTAGTGGGCGCTACCTTATCAATGCGCTTCATCTTAGCGATCCATTGATCCACCCAAGCAGCATTGATTTCAGTCAAGCGCACCGTGCCGAGCGTCGGCAGGATAGTTTTCAGCGACGCTACATCTTTGGGCGAGGGATGGGCCTCGCGCTCGTAATCGCCAACGAGGTCAGCGATGGTCAAAACCTGTTCTGTCTGTTGGTGCTCAAGAGGAACGATGCCGCGCGCGAGCAACGCCTCCAACTTGGCCGCATATGCATCGCCTTCCGCCTCTGTGGAAAACGTGAGATACAGCGGCTTGTCCAGAACACCCTTCCTTTTGAAGATGTACTGCCACGATCCATTTGCGAACTGTTTCTTGCCTGCCAT